TGCTCTTGTTCCCGCTGATTTGTTTCCTGCGTAAAATTTGTTAGTATCAACTGACAATGTTTCAACAAGAACTTTGATTTTTTCTAATGTTTCCATCTTTATAATTGTTTTTTAATTTATTTTTTATTTTAGATAATTTTAATTTTATTATGCTGGTAGTAAAGAGAATAAAGAAAAATTAAACTTCTAAACTTTTTTCTAATAGTTTGTACAACTCAGTAAACATCTCAATATCAGATTTTGAATGTTGATTTTTTCTCGAGAATATTGATGTAAAAAAATCATTTAAAGAATTTTTGACAACTTCTTGGTCTTGGTTATAAAATACATCCATAAAAAAACTTTTGAAGTATTCATAACTCTCGTCAGTTTTAACAAAGAATATGTTTTCTTTTGAAAAGTTTTCAACTGTTTTATTCCAACACCAAATGAAATGTGATTCTTTATCTTCTAAAGTTAATCCAATATTGGTTTCTTTATTGTCATTGGATGTATCACCTAAATAAGTGTCTTGAACCAAGTTAAGTAATGAGAAACAAAAATCTCTGAATAAATCACTTAATTCAGGAATAATATTGTTTGCTTTATACCAAGCATCAATTTCTTCGTAGTTCATCGGTTTAGCTAGCCAATTAAAAAATTGGTCCATATTATACTTCTTCATTATAAAGAAATATACCTATGGACCAAATAAAGAAAAGATTAAATTTTTTATTGAGTTTTTCTGTTGTAATCAATAAGATTTTTCATTTTTTCCATATCACTGATTACTTTTTTGTTTTCAACTGACTCTTCAAGCTTGTTAAAAATTTGTTGTGTTGCTTTCAACGATTTCAAATTACCGTTTGATTTTTCACTACCAGCAATGTCAACAGGTGCTGGTTGTCTCTTATAAGATGCGTTCATTTGTTCTGCACCATATAAATTTTCTTTATAATTCTTGTAGAATTTTTCACCTACTTCACTTGGTACTACATTACCTAAAGCGTTACCGTCTTCATCAACTTGTGCGTTACCAGTAGTTGAGTGACCTTTTAAGTACTTTTCAATTTTAGTATCATCAGGTTTGATTTCATCAAATACTAAATTTGTTTGACCAGGATACGCGAAAGCATCTATATATTCATCTACAGCGTTCGATGCGTCATAAGCATTTTTCTTGTCATCAGAAACTTCTTTACCAAAATCTTCTCTTGACATAATTTTATTACCTTTAGGAAATGACTGTGGGTTTTCTTCATATTCAGTACCCATGTTTTTCATGTAATCCTTCATTTTAGCCGCTACTTGTTTCATAGCATCTGTATTTTCTTTCTTAGTTGTATTCATTGCGGTTTTAAACCCTTTGTCTACAACTTTTTCAGCTTCAACTAATCTTTCAATAAAGTTAATTAATTCAGATTCTGTAAAAACAACTTTTTCTTTAGTATTTTTATTTTTACTTTCTTTTACTTGATATGTTTTTCCGTCAACTTCAAAAGAACTTTTACCATCTTTTTTAGCATTTGCTAAAGCTCCTGAAAATGCGTTACCTTCCCCCACTTCGTTTTCACCCATTTCATTTTTTCTTGTTTTTACCTTAAATGGTTTACCTGTCATTTCTCTATATTTGTTAAACATTGTTTCACCATTTCTTTTATTAAACCAAGATTGTTTATCGCCATATTTGTCATATAATTGCTGAAAAGTATCAAATTCTTCAGTATCAAAATCATCACCACCTATACCATAGATATCTCCACTTCTAACCGGTCTGTCTTTTTCGTCACGGTATTCATCACCTTTAAAATCTTTTCTTTTAGGGTCACCAAATGAACCATACATAGCTTCACCAATTTCATTTTTTCTTGTTTTTACCTTAAATGGTTTACCTGTCATTTCTCTATATTTGTTAAACATTGTTTCACCATCTCTTTTATTAAACCAAGATTGTTTATCACCATATTTGTCATATAATTGTTTAAAAGTATCAAATTCTTCAGTATCAAAATCATCACCACCTATACCATAGATATCTCCACTTCTAACTGGTCTGTCTTTTTCGTCACGGTATTCATCACCTTTAAAATCTTTTCTTTTAGGGTCACCAAATGAACCATACATACCTTCTTCAATTTCCATATCTTCTGAGTCTCTGTTGTCAAATCTACCCTGACCAGGTCCAACATAGTGCCAACCCCTAATATCGTCATAGTCATATCCTAAATTTCCTAAATATGGGTTTTCTTTTCTGTCTTTTTCACGAGCAACTTCAGGGTCTTCTTTTTTACCAAACATTTTCTTGAATATGTTTTCTTCACCCATTTCACCTGAAACAATCTCACCGTATTCAAACCCAGCTGGTGTTCTATCTTTATCTGACATCTTATCTCTTAATTTCTTAAATATATCTTTTTTAGATATAACTGTTTCAGCAGCAGAATCGTCATCCATATCAGTAATATCAATGAAAGTATCTTCATCTTCCTTGATAATCTTCTTAAGTAAATTTAAAATTTTGTTTTCCATGTTAATTTATTTCTATATAAATAGTTTAATCCTTGAAAATAGTTTCTTCAATCTCGTGTAAAAGTATTGCTCTTACAATATTTTCATGAATATTTTTATTTTTTGCAACGTTTTTAATTGCTTCCGTTAAATTATTGTCTTCCCACATTTTCAAAGCTTTAATATCACCCTGATTACAATATGGGAAATTCTTACATTTCTTTTTAACCCTAACAAATTTTCCACCTTTGTATAATGGTTTTGCACCACCTCTCCAATTCTTACTGTTTTTAGCTAAAAAAGAAGCACCAACATATGAACCTGATGACGCCGAACCAGTTGCTTCTTTGAATTCACCTTTTTCAATTTCGGTGTCTTCTTCTTTCATATGTTTCTTTTTACCTTGACAATGAGCTTTTTGACTGAATCCTTTTGGGTTATTACAATTAATACTTTTTTTATACTTTTCAGACCATTTTTCGTCTAATTCTTTTTCTTCTTCAACAGGTCCACCTTTTGCTTGAATTTTCTTTGGTGCCTCATCAGCCCACATAGACATTTTAGGTCCCGATAATGGTCCTTCATAACCCCCACCACCAGTACTTGTAGTCTCTTTAGTCTCAATTTTACTATACAAGTCCCTAACTTGTTTTTTAGCTTCAGGTGATGTTAATTGTGCACCTACCTTTTGTAAACTATCTTGAAATTGTTTTGTTACAATATTCATATTAAACTTATTTAATGACTGCAAAAATAACACCTATTGTACCAATAGCAATTCCACCCCACTTAAGGTTTCTTTGTTTAATGTACGCTCGTTTGTATTCTTCAGCAATTGATTCTTTTAATTTAACAGTTTCAATATATTTTTTTTCACTGTCAATATAAAGGTTTATTGTTTCGTTGTTGTTACTAATGATTGAATCTTTCAATACTAATTGTTGACTCATAATTGAAACTGAATCTCTAACAATTTTTATTTCTTCATAACAATTATTTCTTTGTTGTAGTACCAATAAAGCATTTCTCAATGTTGATACAGGAACTATACAACTATCTTTACTTAAGTTCGGCGAACTCTTTTGCGAATAAATCGGCGACATCATTGTCAGAAAGACTGTTAAGATGAGCAATATCTTTTTCATGTTGTTCTTTTAATTTTTTTGTTTTTTGGTTTAAATCACCAAGTTTATTATTAAGTTGTAAATTTTTGTCGTGAAGTTTTTTAGTCTCTTCTGCAATACTATCAACCATTAATTTATTTTTTCCAATCAGAAGATTTAATGAATCACATTGTTTTTCCAAATCATTGACTTTAGATAAATTAACAGGTTTAGGTTGGGTCATAATGATATAACCAATGAATAACAATACCACAACAATTTCAATAATTGTTCTTTTCATATTAATTTTCCTTTACTGATGTTTTCTTTCTTCCGGCAATTACCTTAGCCCATTTAGATTTGAACTTCTCATAATATCCTGTTAGTTTACTAATAGTATCCATAAACTTCTCGTCGAGTTTTAATTGGTTACCATTAATATATACACCATTTTGTTCACCAATTGTCATAAAAAATTCAATATCGTGGTCAATAATTTTACCACTCCATTCTACAGAATTTTTATACAAGTTTAAAGGACCAAAATCTGTCAAATCAGATACTTCAGAAACAAATTCGTCCATTGTCTCTTGGAATGTTGTTTTATCATCAGTAGTGATTGATGTTTCAGTAGCGTTTGTACCATGAATAACTAAGATACCACCTGAAACTCTATACTTTTTGTATTGGTCTTTTGGTGTTTTTTGTTCATCTTGGTCAATTTTTTCTTCAATATCAGCACCGATATTTGGTGCACCTATTGGTTGTTCTGTTAGTAATCTTGACCTTTTCAAAAGGTCTTTAATTTCGTCGTATTGATTATTGTTCATCATTAAAGTTTTCTAATAAATATACGAAGTTGAAAGCTGGCGACAAATCTGTGTAATCTTCTGACAAATTACTTCTATTAATTATTCCGTTGAATTTTTCAACCCCGTTTAATTTGGTATTATGACCTATAAATTTTTTTGGTATTTTGAATTCTTCACATAATGTAGTACACAATTTAACCAAACTTTGTAATTGTTCTTCACTGTATTTGTCCCAAAAATATTTGTTTCTCCATTTTCTTTCATGAACATCTGTAACTTTGTTTCCCAACCAATTTGAATAAGTTGTTGATAGTAAATTTTTATTTACCCAACCTAAGTTTTCTAAACAAATAACAATTGATTTATCACCAAGTTTTTTATCTTCTAAAAACTCTGAGGATTTTTCAGGTGATAATGTCTCAACAACTGAACCATCCTTTAATATAACATAATTGGGAAGTCGGTCATACTTCCCATTATTTCTAAAATCTAGTGACGTTAAATAATCTTTTCCCACCCTTGATGTGTGGCTTAAAATTATTAATTTTTTCTTTTTTGATTCAGTCATTCTTCGTATAAACTAATCTGTTTATTTGTGGTTCAATAACAGGTTCGTCATCTACAAAGTATAATTGTTCTGATGGTGTAGGTGTAGGAGGTATAACTTCATTTACAGTATCATTTACAGTATCATTTACAGTATCAGTTACTGGTTCATTAATTTCAGTCTTTTGATTGTATTTTTTTTCGAATAACTCTTGTAATTTATTCAAATCATCTTGAGTTGGTATGTATGGTTGATATTTTTCAACAATTTCTTTTTCTTTTTTACCAGCTTCTTTAGATATCTCATCAATAATTTCATCGGTAACTTCGACCATTGGTATAGTTTCAATTTTTGTTTGTTCAGAATACTTAACCAACATGTGTGCAAATGTTAAGGATATTAATGGTAACATTCCACCTGAAATTAAAGCTAACCATCTTTTTTGTGCTAACATGTCTGTAATGTCAACTCCAAATGTTTCGAGTAACGGACCCGATAATTCGACCCATTGTTTAAATAAATCACTTGTCTGATTAATAAATGAATAAGCAAAAAATACGTTACCAACAAACTGAATAAAAGTTACAATCAAAAATGGAACATAGACAAATCTACCCATGTTCGCTGAAATACCAGCAAGTGCTCCAAGAGCGGCAATTTCAATTGCTACGGACAAATAAATTGCCCAAGAAAAAGGGTTAGTTAAACCATAAAAAGTTGTTACGTGACTAATGGAAACAAAGGCAACTAATAAAATAGGAATTGTAAATGACGTAGCAATAATTCCTTTTAGATTTTCTCTAACCCAATTCTTCAAGTTCTTCATTATTTTTTATCTTCTTCGTTTTTATAGTGATTAATCGGAACGTGTTCCTTGTCACTAAGTTCTTCAATTTCAAGAGTTTTCCAATTAGGTGTTGTCTTGATAATTTCTTTCATCTTTTGTTCTGTAACAATTTTTGAGTTAATAGAATCAACTTGTTTTTTTAATCTTGAAACTTCAGAACCTGTTCCACAAGTACGGAATAATACCAGTACTAAAACGACCAAAAGAATCCACTCTAAATTTTCTTTAATCTTTTTCATAATGTTTTTTTATTAATAAATACCAAATTTTTATAAATAGTCAAATAATGTTGAACACTCATTACGTAATTTACGTAACGCTTTTTCTTTAATTTGACGAACTCTTTCCTTAGTCAATTTAAAATCATTACCGATGTCTTCAAGTGTTCTTGGAGTTCCAGTTAGTCCAAAATAGTCCTCAACAATAATTCTTTCACGTTCATCCAAGATGCTCAAAATGGAAAGTAGTTTTTCTTTTAACATTTCCTCAGTATTCAACCCTTCGTCAGGCATTGAAGCGTTTTGGTTAATAATCATATCCAAAAGTGTATCACCATCTTCATTAATTGTTTGTTGCAAATTAATTGTAGTTGGGAGTGTGGCTAATCTACTGTCGAGTTCCGAAATACCTTTATCGACTTCTTTCTTTGCCCTGTGTAGCTCTTGAACCACATTTACAGGAAGACGAATTGTTCGTGCGTTTTCATTAAGGGATTGTAAGATTGATTGTTTAACCCACCAAACAGCGTATGAAATAAAACGTAATTTTTTAGTCCAATCGAAGTTTTGAATGGCTTTTATTAATCCTAAGTTCCCTTCAGCAATCAAATCTGAAAGGTCTAATCCTTGATTTTGGTATTGTTTAGCAACTGTAATTACAAAACGTAAATTACCTTCGAGTAATTCTTTGTGAATCTGTTGTTTTTGACGCTCAGTACAATTTATATCTAAAATCAAATCTGACAGTTGACGTTCACGGTCAGGTGTCATTACTTTTAGTTTACGAATGTCCTTAAGGTATGATGAAATTTCTTCTTGGTTAATAGAACCTGTGTTCTTAGTTGTTTGGTGGTTTTTAGATAGCTCTGGAGTAGTCATAAAGTAGTTCTTTTTCTTGGTTTGTTAGTTTGTCGATTCCGACTGTTTTTATTTTGTCTAATAGTTCGTCTAATGTTGGCACGTTTGCCTGTTCATATATATCATCAGGTTCATTTTTGGAACCAAACAAGTTGGTCAAAACATGTTCCATGACTTCAGATATGTGTTTTATGTCAGTATTTTCGGACAATTTGTCAGTTTTTAGCGTGTTTTCATTATCTAAATCCATTAAGTCATCTTCAATGTCTTTAGGTAACGATACTAATATATTTTTATTGTGTGGTAATAAAATATAATTGTCAATTATATCTTCTAACACAATTTTACAGAACTCTTTGATATCCTTTGGTGTCTCTTCTGTTTCGAAATGTGAAATCACATATTCATCTGTAAAATGAAACTTCATAAAATTTGAACATAAAACAGGTTCAAATTGTCCTAAAATTTGTTCTAATAGAAAGTTATTGTTTTTAAAATCACCGAACAACAACAGGAAATACTTTGTACCTACAACTTCTCTTTTTTTATTTGACATATATTTATATTTTATGAAACAGATTATTATTACTGAAAATCAATTAGCAAATATAGCTAAAAAACTTAATAAAACCAAAAAAAATATTAAGGAAGGAAACGATATGAATGTTTCTAACTATATGTTTTTTGGTAACATTGAACAGATGCATAGACAATTAGGATTGTTATTAGAATTAGACCCACAAATGGTTGACTCTATTATACAAGACGGACATGATTGGGCTGATGACCACATTTCCGAAGCGAAAACAAATATAGACCAAGTATTTGATTTTATGATGAATAAAATTGATTAAAATTATTGAGGACTAAATCCTCCGATTACCAAGAAATAAAAAGACCTCCTATTAATCATAGGAGGTTTTTTGTTTTCTTGAATATACTTTTTTGGATTTTACAACCCTCACAACATTTTTTCTACGAACAATTTGTGCGATGTGTCCGTCTGATAAACCCTGTTTCCAATCTTTCTTTTCCATAACAATACAAAGATACTACTAAATACGCAATTAACCAAACTAATTACTGTATTACCTTTGAAATATTATCTTCTTTTTTAATCTTAACTACGTTGTCCGACCAATTTGATACCAATGGGTTGTGGGTAATTACAAACACTTTTTCAAAGTAATCCTTAATCTTAGTAAAAAATTCCCCTACCATGTCAAGGTTTTCATTCGATACCTTACCAAACACCTCGTCAAATACAACTATGTTTGGTTTAGGTAGTGAACATACTTTACTTAAAACCGCTCTTAGTGCCAATGAGGCGATTGTCCTTTCAAAACCTGAACCACTTGCCATTAGTTTTTCAACACCTGTCCCATTGTCAACCATCACAAATTCAACTTCATTCTTGTCATTAATTCTAACTTCAAGTTTAAAGAACGCACTATCTTGTAACAATCTTTGTAACTCATCGTTAATCAATGGTGTCATGGTTTTCATAATCATTTTTGAAATACCGTTCTTACCAAAGATTTCCAAGTAGGTTTTATAAATCTTTTCTTTTTCGAACTCGGATGCAATTTGTGTTATGATACCTTGTTTGTTTTTGATATCACGTTCACAATTCTGAATCATCGTTTTGTTGGAAGATATTTTAGATGTGTGAGATGTTTTTTCACGTTCAATTTCTTCTATGCGAAGATTAGCTTTAATGATTTGTTCTTCAATGCTCTTGTTCTTTTCAATCTTTGTTTGAACTTGGTGATATCTTTCAAGTTTCCCCTCAGCATTGGCGAGCTTGAGACCGTCTGCCTCAAGAGTAAGTTCATACTTTTCTTTGATGAGTTTGCTCTTCTCGTATTGTTCGAATTCTTTCTTAATTTGTACATATTCTTTTTCTTTTGTATTAAGTTCTATTAAAACACAATTTAGGTTTTCACTTTGTTCCTTCAGGGAGTCTATTTCTGAAAGTTTAGCTTGTGTTAAAGCTGCGTTCATTAAATCAATTCCACAGTGTTCACATTTGATTCCACCTGACACTGTCTTGGACAATTGGACCAATTCGTTAATCTTTACATCAACAAGTGTTTTTTGTTTGTAATTGTCATTGTAAGATTCTTTAATTAAATCATACTCATCCTCTTTAAAGTACTTTGATGGTTCAACCACATCAACTTCTTTGATTTGTAATTTGGTTGTATTAATCTTTCCTTTGAGAGTTGTAATCTCGGATTCAAGTGTTGACAAATTAAGAACTAACAATTCGTGGTCGATATCATTGTATTTTTGTGAAATCAACCCTTCTTTGTAATCCCTACCTTTTGTTAACCTTGTATCTGCATCTAAAATCTTGACATCTAAATCTTTGTTTTCATTTTCATAGCTTACAATTTTACCTTCTAAATCTATAATATCAGATTTTAATGTCTCGGTATTATAGACATTCGACATCATTGATTTGTTAAATTCAGAGTAGAGTTCCTTACCAGTCTCTTCTTTTTTCTTCAAGAATTCAAGACCCAAAAATCTTGATAAGACCTGACCACGAGCGGTTGGTTTGGCTTCCAATAAGTCTTCCAAATTTGACGCTGTGGTCAAGATTGTCATTAAGAAGTCATCAATATCCCCAATTGAATTCTTGATGAAACTTTCGGTCTCCCTTCTTTGTTCACCTGTGAAATTTTGTAATTGTCCATCAGCAAGTTTTTTAAAGAAGTCCAATTCAGTTTTTACATTCCATTCACCTGATTTGGCTTTTTTTCTTTCAATTTGACGAACAATAATGTATTCTTCACCATCAATCATAATGTCACCCCTAACTGATACTTTGTTCTTATCAGAAAATCTGTTGAAAATTTCTTCGGCTTTGGTTGTCTTGGTTGTGGTGTTAAAGAATAAGAAAAGTAACAAGTCGACAGTTAAGACCGTCTTTCCACCAAAGTTTGGTGGGTCTGACTCAACAACTGTGATACCATTACATTGGTCAAAATCTAGCACCTGATTTTCACCATAAGACAAGAAGTTTGAAAACTCAATTTTCTTAATGTACCACTTTTTAAATGCGGTAACCTCTTGTGATGTCATTTTATTTTCAACCGCAGTATCCAACTTAATAACATCATCAAATATGTTATCTTGTCCCTTCTGTTTAAGAAGTTCTTTCATCAATTCAATCTGGTAGTTTCGGTCCATTATATTGAACGAAACGTCCACAGTTTGTTTTACATCACTAGATGTTTTAACTTTGGTTAATACGTTTATGTTTGTTGAGTTATATTTCTTTGAGAAGTATGTTCTAACACTTTTGATTCTTTCTTGTGTGAAATTTTCAGCAGTATCCTCCCACACCACTTGGACATATGGATTTTCAAGTTTACTTACATCTAATTTGTGTGTCATAAATTTAAAGTTCGGTACTATCGGTGGGTTGAATAGGTCCATCATTTTCTGTGGTTCCTGAATTTTTTATGTGTTCCTCATGTAATGCTTTCAAATGTTCAACCATTTTCTGATTATACATTTTTTGATACATCTTACCCAATTGGTCAATCTGAGTGTTTCGTTGTTGCACTTTCTTTTTGTGGTCTTTTCTATTTCTTGATTTTGGCATCTGTGAAAAATATTAATGTTGTTTAAGTATAAGAAAAATAAATGATTAAAAAAAGAAGTCCCTGTAAACTTTCGCTTACAAGGACCGTATTTTAGATTTAAATTAGGTTATTTTTTTTCGAACCATTCAATGATTGCGTTGACCGCCCAAACTGAACCAGATGCTAACATACCATCAAAAAATGTACTTGCAATTATGTTTGTATCAAAACAATACTTGGTCGGTGAAAACAACACCAAACTCATAAAAAATCCAACCCATGTTGATGTACACATCATACATTTCAGTAATCCTGATAAAAATTCACCTAATGATTGAAATGGTGCATATTCATCTGCTCCCCATTTATAAAGACCAGCTCTTAAGGATTCAAATATTGAACCGTAAACTAAAATTTGACTCATTCCATAAGCCATTAAAATCCAAATTGTTAACCACATATTTTAAATTATTTGTATAAAGTATCATCTAAATTTGAGGAACGTAAATACTTTGCCCTCTCGTTTATTTCATTATTTTTTTGTTGTTCTGTTAATTTTTTGTTCAACTCATCAATCTCAATATTCTTATCTCTAAGGTTCTTCATTAAAGATTGAATTGTATTTTGCAATTGTTGTGAATTGTTGTTATCGTGGAAAATATTTTCCATTTCTGTCATCTTAGTGGAAAATACTACTAGTTCTGACTCTAATTCTTCTATTTTAGTGGAAAATATTTTTTTTTCAGATTCTAACTGTTGTATTTTTAACAACAGTTCATTCTCACTTGTTTTGTCACTAATATATTCTATTTTTGTTACAACGGTCTCTACAGGAACCTCTTTGATAACCACTCGGTCAACAGGTACTTCTTTAATAACTTCAACAATTTTTTCAACCTCTTTAATCACTTCAACAGGAATTTCCACCCGTTTTTCACGGATTACCTCCTTTTCCACCCATTTTTCTTGAATCCCACCCATATTTCCCACAAGTCCGTACTTTTCAATGTTATATCCGGTCTTGAATGATTTCTTAATCAACTCATCAATTGTGATGTTATTAAGTTTGCAAAATAACTCAACCTCCTGTTGTTCAGAATAAGATAGAGTTATTTTGTGTTCCATATTAATAGTTGTGAAGTTTTTCAGTCCCTGATTCAATAATAGAATAATCATCCATTTTGAATACCAAGAAAGGTTTTGGGTTTTCTAAATCCACAAATTCGTATTTATCATTTTCAACATCATAAATACCGTATCCATGTGACTTTACTGTTTCACCAAAATTTTGTTGAATCGTTGACCCAACCATATAAGCTTTCTTTTGGCCGGGAATATCAAAGACTTGGCGCTTATGGATATCACCACAAAGCACAAGGCTACAACCCATAAAACGATGTGTATCGAACCCTTCTTCAAATTTATAACCAACATCTGTAGTAAGACCGACAATCGGTCCATGAAATAATCCAATCTTAACATTTTGCGAATTCGGGTCAATGTCGGGTGTAATGTTGTGGTCCATAAGTGAGTAAACCACCCAATCAATATTTTCATCTTTATAAACTCCTCTATTTTTATAATAATTTATTTGTTCATTTTGTAGTGAATCAATAATTGGTGATAGAGCATCCAACCTTGATGAGTTGTTTTCAAGGAAATCATGGTTTCCAATAATTAATACTGTTTTGGCAATCTTAGAACATTCGGTCAGTGTCCAAGCAACAAACTCAATTAGTTCTGGTGTCATTTGATTCTTTGAATGGACTAAATCTCCCGTAAATACAATACGGTCAGGTGCAATTTCTCTCCATTGTTCAAACATTGTATTTAAAATACCACGATACAAATCATGGTCTTTAAACATCCTTACGTGTAAATCTGAAAAGTGTACGAGTTTTTTAATCATTATCAAATAATTTAAAGTCTTGATTCACATGTGAACACTTATCACAACAATAAGTTGGAAATGGTACAATAGTATCCTCGTGTGAACCAGTTAATAGTTTTGAAACTTTTTTGATATAAGTAACTTCTCGGAACATATCATGTCCACAAGCCTCACAAACAACCGATGGTTGTTCTCTGAGGTCAATATTCATTTTTGGTGTATCCATATCCATAAATGAAAATATAGTAAATTAAAATTAAAAAACCAACTTAATCATTTGGTATTTTTACGTGAGGGTTGTTACTAAACTTTTTTGAAAGTTTTTCCCAAAACTTTCTTTCTTGTCTGTACTTACCCTTTCTTGTTCTTTGTATTTTCATAGTGTTCAATCATAAGTTTAAGTTCCGCCTGTAAGTCCTTACATTTGTATACCTTATAATTATCACTGTTTTCATTTATCCATATCAAATAGCTATCCCCTATCTTAAGATTGGTATTCTTTTCAATAATATGTTTATATAACCCTAATTGAAGTGAGTATGTATTCATTTCACATTCATCTAAATGTGATATTGGTTTTAGATATTTGTTACCATATGAATTACTCATTTTAATTTCTTTGTTGGTCTTGTAATCCCATATTTCGAGCATTTGTGATTTCATATTGTAAAATAAACAGTCTACCATTCCTGCAATTTCATAATCGTGGTCACAAACTACCAATTCCATTTTAACAGGAATCAAGTTTTTCTTTGCGTCTTGATAAAATTGGTGAAACATTGTTTCACATTTTTTATATCTTTCTTCAATAATATCATGTCCAAAAGTTTTAACAGCATCTGACGGGTCATACGGAAATGATTTGTTGTTCCACCAGTTTTCAGCCATGTTGTGAACTAATGTTCCTTTGACTGTTGAAATGTCTCTCTTTAAATCCCAATCACCTAATACACTCTCAACAGTTAATCCTCTTTTTGCGGCATAGGTTTCAGCTAACCTTTGGGTTTCAAATTCTTTTTTAAACTTCTTGATAAAAGTTGTTGCTGAAACATATTCTTTATTACCCACATAATATTTGTGTGGACCATCAAAATATTTTACATCATTAAATTTTGCTAATTCTAAAATTGTATCCATTATCTTTCTAATTCAATATAACTATCTTCAGGTATCACACCTCTCATGTCAGCAATATCACTTTCAATCGGGAGTTTAACCACTTTTATTTTACCATATAACTTACCACCACTCAATCTAAAATATAATCTTTTAGCGTCTTCCCATGCGTCACCATCTAATACAATAGTAATTTTACCTTTTGCCTTTTCATATAAGGTTTCAAATAATAAATCTGACATTTTCTTACCTAACAAAGGAATTGAGTTATCTAAGAACAATGCATCAAACGGACCTTCACAAAGGTATATGTCTTTATCCCAATCAATTAGATTTTCATTGAATATGATAATTTGTTTTTCAGCTTCAGGATTCTTGTATTTTGACTTACTGTTTGGGTTCCATGAACGACCAACAAAATAATTTAACTCACCTTCCAAGTCAAATGATGGTACAATGATTCTGTAAGCGTATTCACCTTCCGTACAATACCCAATTCGGTGTTTTAAGACCATCTCATCGGTTATACCCCTTCGTTTAATGTAGTTCCTCATTTCCCTAAAAGGAATGTGATATTGGTTACCTTCTGTACAAAGTTGATATTCTTTTGGTAGTCTAAGTTTTTCGTATCTCTTATCAATTGGTTTAAACTCATCAGGACGAATAAGGTCATACATTTCCTTATCTTTTTTCTTACCAAATCGGTCAATCAAATAACCTAAGTGTCCTTTGGTATTATGAGTTTCACCACACACCCAACATTTGAATACGTGTTGAGCGTAGTTGATTTCAAGGTTTCCCTTTCCATCACCTTTGTCTAATGCTTTTAAATCATAGGAACAAATAGGACAGTCATAACTTATCTGTCCTTTAGACGGGTAGTGTAGTTTGTGTTTACCAAACACACCGTCAAGTAACTCAACTAATAGAGCATTATCTTCCATATTAGAAAGATAATAAAAAATTAGTAAGAATCAAATTACCAAAACTTATTCATTTTCATATACCCTCTGACACAGGTATATGCATCCGCTTGGTCGTAACACTCTTTTTTAAGAGTCATGTTCTTTGTATATAACCAAGTAATCTGTGGTTCTTCTTTTGCCACCATATCCCAAATCACTTGTTTTTTGTCTACGTCTTTTGGATAACCACCAAACAAGACTTCACGATTTTTATCATTTTTACCCATCAAATTTTGCCAAGCAAATTTTCTTGAGTTGTAAGTTGAAATATAGTTTGGCACGATTCCTAATGCATCATAGATTGCTTTTGTAATCATTGCATTATATCTCATTAATGTTCCAACTGTGTGAATGTTATTTGAACCTAATGAATTTTTTAAATCTTGTTTTTTTGCCATATATTATCAGTAATTTACCGATACTTTTCTTTAAGTAAAGAAAATATTAAACTGTGATTGTGAAGTAGTTGTCAAACTCATCCATATTTTCAATAATATTCAAGTGTAAAGTGTTTCTACGGGGGTTATCAATGTTTAACTTATTTGTGTTACTCTTCATTAATGTTTTAATTATAATTTCAATTTCACCTCTGTTTTTATTAAAGTTTAACACCTTACAGCTAATTTGTAATCCTGAATCTGTTTTTACAATAAAAAATTCTTGTGAATTTTCTTTTCTAGTTTGACCTGAGCTAAAATCTTTTTTTAATAAGGTTCCGTCGATTACTGGACCTTGTATTGCCCTTTTTTGTACAATAAACGCTTTGTTTGTAATCTTTGGGATTGCGTCTTTAATTGCCGACTTGATTTCATCAATTGTTATATCTGAATCATTTTCTTTTCTTGTCATTCTTTCTTGAGCATGAGTACTTAATATAAACCTTATTTTATAATCATTTAAGGTAACATCAACAATTGGATTATCAATTTGTTCTTCAACCAATATGTTAAGAATCCCAAGTAGTTTCATTAGTTATAAATACTCATAAATTAAAAAGAGGACCTTTTGGGTCCTCTTTTAGAAGTCGTGAGACTTGGCTCCACCTCTTGTCCACAATGTTCTAGTTAGCGGTGGACTTGCTCAGAAGGTTTTGTTTCGGGTTCATTGGGAGGGTTACCTTCAACCTTTCCAATCAGGTTCTTTTGATTTAAGTCTTCAGAACCTTCAGACTTCACTATACAAAGATAGTGAATATTTTGATAAATACAAACTTTTTTTTTAAAAATCGTATTTTACGGTAATCTGTTGTACCCCTTGTCTTTTTTCGGGATTCTGTAATTTTGACATCATTAATAAATCTTGGTCAGAGTTATATAATCCTACTTCAGTGAAATACACATCTTTACCTAACGACCATTTTGGATTTGATGAACGAATATATTGTGAATCAGCAAGGTTAACCAAATATCTCATTTCATATATTGTTGCTTGTACATCAGAATGAACTGTTCCATAAAAGAAATATTCATCACCAAACGTCATACCAGTATTATAGTTAATCAATGGTAATTCAATGTAATTTTCTAATCTATAAAAACTCGCGTTATCGTATTCGTCTTTTGTTATTTGAAATGTTGTTCCGCTTATTTCGAGTGGTCCAATATTGATAGAGCCAGTGTTTGCTGTAATTGCAGATGTAACATCAATTTCTCTCCACTGCATCGAATCAGGTCTTTCACCCGTTGGTACAATTTGACAAATTAACTTAACATTAGTACATGTAAATCCTGAAGGTTGTAAACCCATGTCCTCAATTAAGAATGGGAATTCATTACCAAATCTCACAATTACATCATCTGTTTGACCACTTACGGTTGAACCTGCAATTTTTGAGTAATAGTTACAATGTAAACCATTTGTAGAACCAGTGTTTTCAAATCGGTATGTTACAAACATTGTTTCAGTATCACCTGTTAATATACCACTTGTTGCCGCGATGTTTTGGTTAAACGTGTTTGGAACCACCAATCCTAATCTTGGTGCGGGTAATGTATAGTTTCTATTTGATTTATACGACATGGCGGCTGATAATTCTTCATCATCAATTGCTATCATTTTCAAATCAGGAAATACTTTACCAACTCTGTTTGGATATCCATCAGCATTTGCGTGAGTATCCCATAAGTGATAATAACGTAAACCCGGATAATTCATATTATCATTTTCTTCTGATAACATATAATGTGGTTGAAATAAATTTAAACCATCAAAACCATCAGGGTCAACGTAGAATGATTCACCCATAACACCTGTATTTGATTTATGCCACATCAAAGTTGGTAAGTCAAGTTTAAAGTTTCTTCCTTGTCCTGTGGCACCTGAATTTGCCAAGTCAAATGCTTCTGTTGCAAATTTCTCACCATAAAAATTATCAATACCCTGATTGGTATAATGTATCAAACCAATAACTTTTTGTTCCTCTGGTTCAACATATATTTTTTCATCAAATGAATTGTAATAAAATGTGTCAGTTGTTCCTGAAACATAATTTATGTCTTCGAAAATTTGACCACCTTTGGTTTGATATCCCAAGAATTCTTTTGTCGACGAATAACCCGTTGAACCAAATTCACTGAAATCTTTGTAAAAAGTATATGATAAACCTGCTGGTGATTCGGTCCATGGCTGATTCATATTCCAAACTAAGACATCTTGTTGTTGAATTTCACAATTCAACTCAAACGAAAACACACCACCATCATAGTATGGTGTTGGTGTATAACTATCATAATATGGTGTCATACCTGATGGGTAGAAAAACGCTCTTCCTGTTCCTGTAAATGAACTAAAGTCAGGTAATATTCTATCAACAGTTATTGTACTTCCAACGACATCTTCAACTCTGTAAGTTAAAATAGGATATGGATAAGTTAAATCATTACCGCAGTTATTATCATTATTTAAATATAAAACAACAAACTGACCAACTTCAGGTGTTCCTGTCACAGTAGCATCACAGTTGTTGACAGTGACATCAAATGTATTCCCACTTGTTAATGCCGATAAATTAAATTTATAATTTGCAGTCACGGTAAGTGCTGAACTTGTAAAAGCACTAAACGCTCCTGTTGAACCTGTAAAAAATCCTCTTGGCTGAGCTGTGTTAAAAATTGGAACTACTTGTGAATCTTGAAAAGGTATACCAAATGTATTAGTTTCACCGGTTGAACTAGACAAATAAATTGGATATTTAATACCCATTTTATTACTTTGTGGTACACCTGTGTTATTCTGATAATTAAATTCAGGAACTAAAACTTGTAAAGTTGTTAAATTACCACCGCTGATACAATCATAACAAACCTCACTATCTCCTAACTGAAAATAAGCAACATTAAAGTTACCTTGAGAAATTTTTCTTCTTCCAACATCAGTTAGTTGGGTGTTTATTAGAGCTGTTGTATCTTTTATTATGAATGCCATCTTATATAAATATAGTTAGTTGATTTATTGACTTGGACCGTAGTATTGTTCATACAATGTGTTTATTAATTGGTTTGTTTGTGGTGTTAAAACTTTTAATAATGTACAATTATTAGTGATTGACGGACCATTGAATCCAACAGTAACATTTTGATTTGCATCGACTATTGCTGATGAACAAGGTAATGTTCCTGTGGTTATTACTAAAGTACTCAAACCACCTGGCGGAAGAGTTGATACTCCGCGAGCACATATATTAACTTTTTGACCTGGTTGTACGTTATATCCATTTTCCGTTCCTCCTGTACAATTGACCCATGTGTAAAACTGAACAGTGTTTCCAATATTTTCAATTTCAAATGGTGAACAAGGTGTTGAGCTTCCACTGCTAATTTTTGTAACAGTAGAAATAACAGTACCTGATACCGTTAACCCTTTTTTCAGTGTAACTGTTGGGTATAAAACACTAAAAGTTTTTTGTGTTGTTGTATATGGATATCTAAAACTGTATGGACTTGGAACGATAATATTTGTTGAAGTCAAAGAGTTTGATGTTGGTGATACCGTTGATGTTCCTGAATATAATACAGGTGTATATGCCGTAGTGGCACTACCTGGTTCAGCCGTGGTATTATTAACAGATATAAATAATGGAACATCAATTGTAATACCATCAGGTAACGGAGGACTTACTTTTAATTCGTAATCCAAATTTTTAATTACTTGGTTTCCGTAATCTTCTTTCGATGTAGATGACTTTGTTTGTAATGACAAAGTATATGTAACTTTCTTAGTTCCCGGTAGTATAGTAAATGAACCTTGAACTTCTGTATTTGAACTGTCCTTTACAAAAAATTGAGTATCACTTTGTGGACACAGATTATTAAAAAGTGGTGAAGATTGGTAGGTACCGTTGAATAATTTATATTGATATCCACCTGTACCTCCTTTAGCCTTTATTATTACACTACCATTACAAGAACCTTCACAAGATTCATTAGTCGTTGTTAAGTTAAAAGATAAAACTGGTGATGATGGACAAGAACCTGATACCGCAGTCCATGTATTCAATGTTCCTTCTTCAACCCATCCGCCCAAAGGATTAAAGGTGTTCGATGAATTTTTCAAAACACTTCCTGTTTTTCCTAATACGGTCCAATAACTAAATGTTGTTGCAGAAACATATGATATAGTAAAAGCAGAACTTGCTGACGATGTGCCAGTATAGGCCGGTCTTTCATTCACAAAATCATAGAATGTAAATGGATAAGCTGTGAATGGTGTGCTATCCGTATATAAACAAAGGTCAGTTGGATAAAATGGTAGTGGTGGTGGCGGTGGGTCACATTCTTCACAAGTGTCAAATGGACCTGAACTTAAAGTGTCACCTGTAATTGTTTGACCACTAGATAAAGTTTGTCCTGAGTATGTCCAACATCCCTGAGCTGTTGTGAATTTATATATTAAACCTTCAACAAAGTTTGATGATGTTAAACCTGTTAAATACAAATAATCAGAATTATTACAACTTTGAAAATAATCCATGTAGAAAGTATCCGATTCAACTAAACATGTTGTGGTTGCACTATAATCACCATAGAAATCTACCACAGTTGCAACGTATTCACCAGGTATTAAATTTTTGATGTTTTGGTCTTTTAACCCATTACTCCATGTAATTGAATATGGTGTTGAACCTCCCGTAATTGTCAAATATATCCTACCGTCATTACTGTCAGGTGTTGAAGAATTAATTGAGTAACATTCTACACCCATAGGTAGAATTGTTATAACACCGCAATCATTATATAGTATAGTTGACATCAGAAGTTTTTAATTATTTCACAATTATTGGCATCGACAATTTTAACACTAAAATCAACCATTGTATCATAAGGTGCTGGTATACTGACACTAAATGGTAAATCAGCATCATTAATCGTTGCCAAATACACACAGGTTATTAGTGATGTATCACAGATATAAACATTATATCCTTGTGTTGCTGTAATTGAGTTTATTGTAATCTGTCTTCCCATTTTAATTAAGTATTATGAACATGTACAATCATTATGTACCGAAACTATTGATGTCGCAGTTCCACCCAGTGTAGTTCCGACAACTTCCCAACATCCTGAGTATCCAGTTCCATTCAATCTCACAAAATCGCCGACACTTACATTCAATAAACCAAAGTTGTTAACCGCAATACTTCTAACTGGTTCAGAACAACTTTCTACGATAAATTTATCAGGTAAAGTTGTTTTTGTAGGAGTTTGAGTAGGTGTCTTAGTTGGTGTAGGAGTTGGAGTTTTAGTTAAGGTAGGTGTGTTAGTTGGTGTCTTAGTAGGTGTGTTAGTTGGTGTCTTAGTCATAGTAACCGATGGAGTTACTGTAACAGTTGGCGTAGGAGTTAATGTAGGTGTCTTAGTTTGTGTAGGTGTCTTTGACGGTGACGCATTAGGTGTATATGTTGGTGTTGAAGTCTTAGTTACAGTTGGTGTTATTGTCGGAGTAACAGAACTAGTTGGTGTTGATGTTGGTGTAATTGTATTAGTTGGTGTTACTGTTGTTGTTGGAGTTACCGTTGGTGTTACAGTACTAGTTGGAGTAGGTGTTGGTATTAAAGAGTTCTCACAACTTGAACATCCACTGAATGATGCAATAATAGTATTGATAGTTAAAGTTGGACTTTGGTCATAAACAATATCCAAATAAGTATAACACTTAGTTGTTCCTGATACATCAGCACTGAAGGTTTGACCTGTTGTTACAATAGTACCACCTGATGTTCTCATAGACTCATTGATATAATAAATTTCATCATCAGAACAATCTTGAATTCTACGTACAAACACACACTCGAATTCAGTATCATTTATGATATAAGTTGTTGAACCTGATACTGGTACATTTCTTTGTAAACTTGGTGTCGGAGTGACTGTTGGAGTTGGTGTGGGGGTTGGAGTTATATCTTCAACTGTAACATCGGCATCTACCAAAAGACAAGGATTTGGACTCGGTGTTAAACTAATTGTCGGTGTTGGTGTCGGACAAGTCTCAGTTGGTTCGGGCACATAGTCACAATCAAACAACGCTTGAAAATCAACCGTAATACAGACGTTTGGTGTTGGTGTGGGGGTTGGTGTTGGACACGGTCCTTCTGACCATATCAATTCATCCAAATCAGGACAATTTGAAAAACATGGGGTTTTACCCGCCAATATACAATCACCACCTAAAGTATCGGATAAACACCATTTTGTTCCATCATAAAAAACAGTACCTGATGTGGAACCTGTCCAATATGGTCTTCCATTATAAGTTCCACCCGATGTATAATTTCCATCATACATTGATGTACCTGAAAAGTTTGTATATAAACAAAATTCAGTATTACAAGGACTGTAAACAGGTGTAACAGATGGTGTCGGCGTTTGGGTTGGTGTAACAGTTGGTGTTGGTGTTGTTTGATTACAGTCCCCAATTACTGTAACAAATACACCCTCAGGTACAATCACACTATATTCACATGCACAAATATTTAATTCAGATAGTTCAGGTACAATCAAATTTTGATTATCACCATTACAATCTACATATGTTACTGTTGATGGGAACTCCTGAGTATTATTAATTTGATATTCAATACAGTTACTTCCCGGTCCACAACAACTATAATCGTCAGTACAAACCGAACAATTATCGTATGGTCCTGTCAGACCACTAATAACATATCTTTCACCAAAACCAGTCATTGGTATTACTTCAGCACAGCCTGTAAAACCAGTTCCTGTTATATAATACACCTGACCAACATTTATGGTTCCAACATAATCATCGACAACAAAAATTTCGTTTGGTGAACAACATGCCCTAAATTGATAATCCGTAGGACCAGCTGTTACTGAAGGAGTGGGAGTATTAGAAGGTGTTAAAGTTGGTGTAACCGTATTGGTTGGTGTAACCGTATTGGTTGGTGTAACGGTTTTAGTTGGTGTAACCGTATTGGTTGGTGTTACTGTTGGTGTTACTGTTGGTGTGACTGTTTTTGTAGGAGTTACCGTTGGTGTAACCGTATTAGTTGGTGTTACGGTATTTGTAGGCGTAGGTGTAGGTGTTGGGCAAACTTGTGAACAAGCATCGGTATACGAACTTACTAAACCTCTGTGTGGTAAATTAGGGTTAAAACATACAACATCATTAATACTACCACCGCTCACAAATGTTCCACAACAATCAGTATACGAACAAAGTATATTATCAACGGTACCTGAAACACAACAAGGGTATGTTGTTAAACAATCATTACAATCAGACCAAGTACCAGGTGTTGTAACATTTATTGTTGTTTCACCTGTCTGAACATAAATTGTTGAACCTGTGACTCCTGTAATATAAGATGCACACCCAACAAAAGCAAATGTTGTAGGGCTCGTTGTGGCAGTGGTTATAGAAAATCTCCATATTTCACCAACGGTTAATGGTCCATATGTATTTTCAAAAGCGAAATCACCCCTTCTAATACTAAAGGTACTACCATCACAACAAGCTGAAAAAGTATAATAACATCCATTTGGATTTGCAGCGTCACATGCCGGACAAGTACTATATTGTTCAGTTGCAAATGATTGTTCTGGTGGGTCTAAAGAATTAGTAATTGTGTAGTAATAACAACTACCGTCACCGGTATAAATAACGGTGCTTACATTTGCGGTCCACGTACCAGCAGTGTCAATTTCAAATGTTCTATAAATTGGAGCACCAGACCCTAAAGGGTTACAACATTGATAAAAATACCTATTAACTAGTGCCATATTATATTATAAATAATCAAATGTTTGTTTTTTATGATTCTTTTCTTAAAGAACCGTCATAAAAATCAAATCGGTCATGTTCGGTTGGTGTTAACAATAACAATCCAGGGTTTATATTACCTTTTTTTGTTTCCTGATATATGAAACTCATCCAAGTTTGTTCAAAAGGTCTGGCCCATTTTGTTTCTAAAAACATTTTTTGATTACCATATTTTGTAACCACTTGTGGCCAATTACAATAATAAACATCACCCAAAGCGTATGGAATACCTTTATATGTTAATATTTTATTAAAGTTGGTTTTTGGTGCATTTGGGTCTAAACCCATCACAGGTAAATTTGGTTTGTTTGGCCAAAATTCTTCTCTAATATGTTGTGGTACATTATACCATGACCATTGAGTTCCGTTGTCACCATAAAACTCGGTGTAATTCATTTTTAAGAAATCAAGGTCTTCTTTCTTAGTAATCTCTAATGAATTAATATACAAATTATTTACAGTTCTATTGAATCCGTTTTTACAAACTTCACCTTTCTTTGGAAAAAAGAACATGTCATCCTCAAAGAAGAAATAAAAATCAAAATTGTTTTCATCGGCATGTTCGGCAATAAATTGTCTACCACCACAGATACCTAAATTATCTTTCTTAATGTGTTCAAAACCAAACTCATTACATAACTCAATATATCTTTCAGTTGTTTCTAAATCTGATGAATTATCCAATAGATATTTTTTTGGTCTATCCAAAAAGTTTCTGTCGTATTGAATCATAGACTCAATCAATGTCTCAAATTGTTTTGGACTATTAAATGTTATAACATAAAGAGCTGAATTATTAATGTTTAAATCTTTGTTTAATGATTTTTTACCTGATATATTTTTAACTTCGTATGTATCATTTTTTAAATCTTCACAGAACTTTGAAATTAACCCGTTACCTTCAATTTCAACATAATCAATCATATCACTATGTTTATATAACATAATACTAAAGATTGATTCTTCGGTACCCATGTATCCACTTCTTAGTGTCTCGGATAATATGTTGTAATATATTCCGTTAATATCTGAAAATACGTGTTTTGGTCCGCCAAATAATCCACCTCTACATACTAACTTAACTTCATCACCAGCATATGAATTTATTTTAGGATATGAGAATCCATGAATTTCGTTGTTTGCATCATATGGAAACGCAACAAAACCAAACTTATCAAAAACCTCAGGTAATTTGTTTTGTATTTTATCGTGCGTAAAATATCCTGGATGAATTGTGTTTGTAATACCAGCATCAATCCAATAAAGATGTTGTGAGTTAAATTGGTCCATAATTCTTGCATCATTCATCAAGAACATTTTGGACATTACCAAAGGATTATACCACTCAAGTTTTGCTTGTGTTGAATCTTGTAACCAACCAGCTTGTCCAAACCAATCAGGATTATTTCTAATCTCTTGTATTTTATCATAAGGAACAGTTTGTTTGAACCATTCCTTATCTCTTGTAATGAATTGTGTATTTGACCTATCTCTTCTTTCAAAAACAAATGATTCTAATTCGGGTTCACCAAAAATAATCATATTGTTTTCAATTTGTAATAATTGGTCAAATTTATCCAAATAATGTTGAAATGTCCTTGACCATCCTTCACCAAGTTCGTCACGTTTAATATTCCAAAGTCCTGTTACAACTGTTACGTTACTCATATTAATATTGTAATATATCATGCCAAACCATGTATAAAGGTTTGGGTTTATTCCAACTTTTATTCCACATTTCAAAATGAAATTCGTCGTGTTGATTTGTTTGATGAACGTCAAATAAAAAATCTAACAAGTGATTTTTATCAAATAAATCATAAACTACTTTCATAATAGATTCTTCAGTACATAAAAAATTGTGTTTTAATACTTCAACAGATAATTTCCAAAATTCTTCAATATATTTTTTGAGTTGTATTGTGTCACCACCAATTAATCCACCTATTGGAAAATCTCTTACAATATCATAATCTATAATCCCATGTTGTTTGAATTCATAGCTAGTTTGTGCGTTAGAACCAACAAGTGTAACAATTTTATTATCACAAATATCATTCAATTTTTCAAATATTTTCGTGTTAAATAATTTAGTAAAATCGTATTGTAACATTTCATTGTGTTGCCAAGCTAAAGGTCCATTACCACTGTGGTATGATTTATCACCAAATGGAACACAATAACGCCAAGGAAAGATACCAGGATGTTGTAAGCCTATATCAACCCAATATACTCGGTCAAAACCATCAAGTTCCTGTTCCAAGACTTGAAACTTTCCCCACATTATTTCAGTACCTCTACCATCAAGACCATTGTTTTCAAAATTCTTATCTCTAACAATGCTAATTTCTTTGTGAAGTTTCATATCAGTAAGCTCAAGAATTTTAATTTCAAGATTGTCTAAATTATGTGTGTTTTTTAAACTTAATAATTCTTCTTGATTTTTTTTTTGGGTATAGCAAATTATTGGTAAATTTATACCGCGACAATGACTAATTAACGAACCCCAATATCTTGGTTTTCTACTTGCTCTTGTTCCTTGAAATGGATACCCCTCAACATCCATCCAATACCCTGTAACTATTTTTGACTTCATTAAAATCTTGTGTGAAAATCGCCGAGTTTAGTATAAAAAGAAAAACAATTTTGAATCAAATTAAAATAACCTTGATATGCATATTTCATTTCAGCTTCTAAAGCTGAAATTCCTATTTCAAAACCATCTGGATAATTTCTGATATCATTAGCTATACTATACCATAAAAATTGTTCCCATCTTTGAACAAAAAATTTAAACTTCCAATTATTTTTGAATACCAAGAATTGTTCATTAACAACGTGTGCTTCATCCCATTTGTTGTGTTCAAAAACATCATAATCGTACAGTTTATCTTTGAAAAAACTTTGTTCGGGTTCTTTTTTATGTGGTCCGATTGGAGCGGGTCTTTCGAATAAAAAATCTAAACCATCTTTTTCCATGTAAGACAACATGTTCAATATTTTTTCTTCTGAAAATCCATTATGCATTCTCCAATCACCATCAGTAAAAATAATATACTCAGGTTTATCTCCTGTTATTTTTTGGTGTTCCAAAATATGTTTTAAAGACAATACTTTTAAATTTAAATTAAAATTGAACCCACCTCGAGAATCATATAATGGTGGGTTTATTACTTTGGTGTGTATTCTATTACCCTGATTTTGAAGTTCATGATTTGTGGTTGTAATAAAAAATTCACATTCGGTTGTATTATCCCTTAGTTCTTTATAGAAAGATGGTGTAATTGATTCGTACGGTTCATTTACCGCTAAAGTTGTAAAACAGTATTTCATTATTTATAAATTTAATTCTTTTAAAAATTCCAAACACTTAACACCACTCGGTTTTGTTGGTTCATCGTTTTCGTCTAATTGTATACCAATAAAAAAATCTTGATTGTCTCTTGGTATGTATGTGTCTTGTTTATCAAAACCAAAATATAAAACATTGGATTTATCAATATTATTGATATACTGATGTAAAATTTCTTGGTCTGTTCCCCACCTTAAGTCAGACGTATTAACGAATTGTATAAAGTGTTCTTCAAACTTATTTATTTTTCTTTTGATTCCAAACAAACCACTTGGCACGGGTGCGTGCCACGGGTGGTCTCTGATAATAAAATAATCTTCATTACTTTGTTCCCATATTCTAATATATTGAACTTCTCTTTCAGATATTCTACTATCTAAATCTCTCACAATTGTTGGAATATCTTGTAAGAAAGAAAAAAATCTCCAAAAATATGGAAAATGTATTGATTCTTTTTCACCTAATTTAATTTTGGAAACATCAATCATTACTGCGCCCATTTCAGTAAGTTTTTCAACATAACCTTGTAATATATTTTCGGGGTGATAATAAATGACTGTTGTCCAATCAGGTAACAATTCCTTATTAATTATTATATTTTTTTCAGCCCCAACATAATATTTTGGGTCATAACCAAAAAGACTAAATGATATATGTTTCATACTACTCAATAATTTTACTAAAAAAATTCAAAATGTAATCCTCATTAAAATAAATTGGTAATTTATTATCAACAAAAATTGGTTCTTCAAAATATGATTTTAATCTATCATTATCTTTATATAACTCATCTAAAAATTCAACTAAACTTTCAAAACTTTCAAATTTGTGACAGTTAATAAAAGATTTAGGATTAAATCCTTCTTCCTCAATATATTGATTACCATAAAATAATGGTATTGTATTTGCTGCGTAAGCGTGTATAATTTTTTCTTGAGTTAAATTATCAGTATTTGTAAATTGGTAGGCAATGTTAAACACTGTGTCAGAGAAAAAATTAATCTTATCCCTATATGTTAGTCCATCAATTCTACCCATGTATTCTTTGTTTGAATAATTGTGGTATTGATAAGGGTTTAGTGTTTCTTCGTCGGGAACTGTTCTACGCCAAGGTCCTGATGATTTAATGAAATGTTTCTCTTGAATCAAATCAAACAATTTTTCTCTGTCGGGATTGTTGCTTGATTGGACTATACTACAAAAATGTTTTTTACTTTCGAGTATCTTCGACCCGTCCCTTTTTTTGGTTAACCAATCAAATGGTGTGTCAAACATTCCTCCTTCATTATGTAAAACAAAAGCATCTAATACTAAAGTTGGGAACCTAAGATATCTCTCATTATCAATATGTTCATAACCTAAAACATAATAGTTATCACCTTTATTTAAATGTGCGTTAAAATCGGGTCTAGCTTCACCACTAATAAAAACTTTTTTAATAGAATCATCATATTGATGAATACCTCTTACAGTTTCATTTGTGTAATAATCTAATTCGTTTTCACGATAAAATTGATTAGTATAGATTACAATGTCCGGATTGATTGCGTCAATCACAACATTATATTTTTTATTTAGGATGTTTACAAAGTAATTCATCCAAGAAAAATTTCCAACACCAGGGAAACTAGCTCTAGATAATTTTATAGTTTTTTTCATGTATATATGTTATTAATTGGTACAAAAGTGTATCGGTCTTCGTCATCAACCTTTAAGTTAACAAATTGTGCAAAAACTTCATTGTTTGAATTGGGACCATCGTTAGTTGTTGGCCAATATATTTTATCTGCGTTTGATAAAAAACTTGCCCAAAATGAAAATGTTCCTTGACAAGCAACAATTTTATTGAACGATGTTATCTCTGAGAAAATATCCAAGATTCCTGACTCCAAATAAATCGGATTATATTTTTCAATTTTACTGATTAGACTTTGATGTTTATATAAATGGTCGTAACCAACATATAACTTATCAAATGACTCATTTTCTAAAATATTAATATAATAGTCATCCGGTAATACAAATCTAGCATCGTCTCTACTGTTTCTTAGCATGATGACCATATCATTATTATTACGTTTTGGTCTAACCAAACTTGAATAATAAGAACGAATTTTTTCTTTATATGGTTTGATATAATCATATTTTGTAAAGTATCCTACCACTTCAATATGATGATTATTAAATTGATTAATAAAACCTTCCAATCCGTTAAAATTAAAAAGGTCAATGTCGTCCATAGTTTTTGTTGGAGACTCAACTCTTTTTCTACCCGTCAAACTTCCAAAGGGAAATTTTTCATTTACATAATTACCCACACTAGTTAACTCCCGTCTTATTAATGGGTTTGGTGGTAAAATTAAATCATAATCTAATATATCTGACGCAACTCTACTTACACCGTAAATAAATAATTTATTACCTAAATTTTTTCTGAACGGATTCTGAGTGAGGCCAAACAACCCAATACTTTGGTTTATGTGCCGTTTGGAACTCTCTCCATACTTTACAATATCCATCAGGGTCATTCATCATTTGGTTAATTTCAGATTTATCAGCGTCTTTTCTATATATTGTTTCATCCTGTTCATTGTGGAACGCAACAACCCAAAAATCATAATCTTTTTCAGGTACCGAGCCATAATTAACATCAATACAATGTTTAAATATGCTAGCAAAACTTTCTAACCATTTTTCTTCACTTTCAAATTCTTGCGGATTTGGTGGATACTTTTTATCTAAGGTGTATTGTTGTACAGCTCTTTTTTGAAAAATAAGACCCGCATATTTTTCGTAATCTCTTAATGTTCTTGTAGTTCCGAATCCATAAGGACCATCATGTCCTTCTTGAACTTCTCCGTCCATACCAAATAGTTTTCTATTCAATAAGTGCGCTTGATTATTTCTTCTAACCCATTCTTTATCATCATCCCATTGTTTGGTTCTACCCTTACGAGTATATTCGTGCCAAATCAATACTTTATGTGGGTGGAATAAGTCATATCCACAAGTGTAAGCTCTTGCTGAAATTGAAATTTCTTCACCGTGAAAATAGTAGTGCGGATTGTGTTGAACTTCTTTTGAGAATTGTCCTAAGGTAAAACAGTAGTGTGCGGAATAGAATCTTGCTGGTACTGGTTCTGTCATCTCTCTCCAATTTGGAATTGTCTCAGGTAAGAAGAATACCGCACCTTCAGGAATAAATCTATCAAACGCCATTCTCCAAGGCTCTTGTACCCTACCCGCTGGGTCATTGTCAGGGTCAAATGATGACACATATCCTGTAAGTAATGGTTTCTTATGTCCTTTCTTTTGAAGTTGTTTAACCATGTTAATCATTTCTTCATCCCAATCAGGTGCAAACCTCATATGTGAGTCAATTTGAAGTGTATATGCTTCGTCTTTATATAGTTGTTGAACTAAGTGTCTCGCCCAACAAACACCTTCAGCTTCTTGATAAGGAATATTTAAGATTCTGAATCTATCGTCATTTTCATATTCAGATAAATCATCAAATTTATCATCAGGATGAAATTGTCTTGCAATACCAATGGTAATGTTTTGGGGGTTCTTAGCGTTTTCCAACATGTTCTTAATTGTTGGAATCAGTTGTGGGTCACGATAGGACGCAATCTGTACAAAAATTTTTGAGTTTTTCTTAGGTTTCATTATAAAAATTCCATTTATAAAAGAATATAAGTTTTTACCTAATGAAGTGAATATAAAGAATTGTTTGTACTTTATATTTATATGGAAATATTTATAGTAAATGAAATTACTTAAAACAATAGAAAAATTAATAAGAGAATCTGAGGACGCTTATAATAAAGCGTTGGAGTCTGTTGTTGACGAAAAAGAATTGGACCGTCTTGAAAAGAACTACAAGGACAGTTTAAAATTGATGAAAACCTTTCATCAGATTAACAAAAAGAATTAATACTATAACCCAAATTGTGTTTTGTTTGCGTTGTAATTTTGAATAATTTCAGATTGGGTTAGTATTTTATTATAAAATCTGTAGATTGCAATATCCATAGAACCTTCTTTACTATAAGTTCCGTTACCCTGAGCACCACCACCAAATACTAATTTACCTCCTGAGCTTGGACTCCAAGAAGTGTTGGATGAAGTACCTGTTAGTACACCATTTACGTATAATCTAGTTTGATTTAATGTTTGGTCCCATACCGCAACCCATTGTTGCCATGATGCTGTTGATGACCAAGAAGGTCCTGCCGAACCTCCACTATTTTTTAATAAACCACCCGAATAAAACCCACTAGAAAAATAACTACCATAAATCCCATTCATTACAAAATTTCCAACAGGATTTTTTATCCATAATTCCATAGATATATTTACATTTCCCAATAAATTACCACTTGTTACATTTATAAAACCAAAATCATCAACATTATCAAAACTAATGAAACCACCATTAGCCGAATTAAATGTTGGTGAATTTAATAAAGTCATATTACTTCCATATCCACTTATATCATTCCAAGTACTTGAACCTGATGTATATGAATTTGGGTCTGAAGCATCTAAAAAAAGAACTAACCCTGAATTTACAGGAAATGCGGTTGGTTGATATATTGGAAGTTGTGAATTATATAAATTAACAATATCGGTTGCGGATAATTCTCTATTATATAAATTAAAAGAGCCAACGTTCATATTGGTAGCAGAATTGACACTATCACTTCTAGTTCCCATAGTTAGTCTATTATGTGTATTCCAAGACGAAACACCATTAGCTACTAAAGTAATCATATTCCAAGAACCTGTTGTATTTGTTCCATCTGATACTACACTAGAAGTATTACCAGATGAAATAAGAGTTCCATTTTTATATAATTTAATTCCTGAATTTCCTGTTCCTCCCCAGTATTGGTAATTATTAAGATTACTTTGTCTTCTTACTCCCCATCCTTGTAATAATCCAGCCTCTTCAGCATTATATGAAAAATATGTTTCCCAAGTATTGGTACTATTAACATACATCCAAATATTGGCAGTTATTGTTGTATAATTTTTTAATGTTGAATCTGTTAAAAGAATATAATCATCAACACCATCAAGATTAATATTACCATTGTTAATCGCATTTAAATAAGGACCATTAATCAAACTAAAACTTGACGTGTTTAATAAACCATTATTTGGGATTGTTAAACCAGCCGCAGTTACAGGAAACGATGAAAATGGGTTTGCAGTGGTTCCATCTTCTAGTTGAAATTCTGTGAGTACATATTGAGTATTAGCAGCATAACTTCCAGCAATATATAAAAAATTTTTAGAAATATTATAAGTAAAAGTTTGGGTATATTTTTGCCAAGTAGTTGTAACTGGAAAATTCCCATAGCTCCAACTACTTACATCTCCACTTCCGTTTTGATTATTCCAATTAATATCAAAATTAGGTCCCGATAAGACTTTACCCCAAAAAGAAAAAGTATAAGTTTGTCCTGTAACTAATAATCCGCCCGGACCATAAACTGGATTAGTATATCTACCCCAAGTAAACCCACCTCCTAAATTTTGTAAAGCCTTCGTTGATTTAGAACCAACATAAGGACGGTCATTTGTTATATCCGCAATACTGATAGTACCACCATATGCCACCCAACCAATTGTGGTTCCATAAGCAAAATCACCATTAGCAAAATAATTGTTTACCTTAGGACAAAAATCTAATACTAACCCACTAGTTATTGACCCACCGTAAGGTAATTCATTTTTTAACATGGAATAGATTCCTGAATCTAACAACCAATTTATTGCAGTAGTAGTTCCTGTAAATGGTGTTGAACCTACTCTATCTGGTAACCCGTTAATTATTGTTAATAAACTTGTATTGGTAAAATCACCCGTTCCCCACATTAAAGGTGGGTTAGAATTTTTTATAATAACATATTGATAAGACGAATCAACACTATTGTAAAAAGTAGCGTTTGCCGCACCTGCACCCCAGTTTGCGGGACCAACACCTACAAGGATGTTGGACTGTTTTGCCGTGTTTGGTGGTTGTACTGAACCTGTCTTATATGCTATTGGTTTGGACATAATGATAAATACCAATTTAAAGATTTACAAACCTTAAATTGGGTTTGGGTCTGTCCATTCTGGTGTTGCCAAAATTGTTAATATTTCATCATAGGTGTAAGGACCTTCTTTTGTTGTCATTGTTGCAACAAAATCTGGCGCTTCACCGTCCCATTTAATTAATGTCTTAGTTTCATTAACTGACTTTCGTAATGTAGTTGCTGATGTTTCTAAAACCTCATCAAAATTAATTTTGTTAATTTCACTTACGTTAAAAATTAAAAAATTGCGTTCATCGTATATTTGTATCATAATTTTATTTATTAAAGTCCATATTGTGCTTTTGTAGCATTATAATTTTGTAATAATTCGGCATTTGTTAATTGTCTGTTGTAAATCATTACTTTAAATATTTTTCCTTTATATGTTCTACCCATAAAGGTATGTGAAAGAGTACTTACGTTTCTATTACCTATTGCACCCACATAGAAATTTTGGTCTAATGTTCTATTATTTGGAATAATATAAAACCCATTACCATCTAATGGTAAATTAGATACACCATTTATCATAAATTGGTTAAGATAACCAGTTTGATAATCGTTAGCATCTGCAGCTCCCGCAATATAAGGTGGTGGTACAGCACCTCTAAAAGATTTAAAATTAGTACCATACCATCTTAAAGCACCATCACCTGTAGCATTAACACCCACTAAAGCTGCCAATCCAGGAATATCGTTATCCATTATACCCCAAAAACAAATGGTACCCGCATATGTTGAAGTAAATTGAACGTAATCATCCACACCATCAAATACTAATGCTCCTCCATTTGTTGTGCTATATGAAGTCCCATTTATTAATGTTCCGTTATTGTTATATCCACTCAAATCATAAATTGTTGTTCCTTCACCACCATAACAATTTGGATTTGAAAAATCGTAATAAACTGTTAATCCTTGATTAACTATAGATTGGGATGGGAGATAAATTGGTACTCCAGCACTATATATATTTTGAATTTCCGTATTTGATAACACCCTATTATAATAATTAAAAGTATAAATGTTACCTTTAAAAGGATATTGTTGACCACCAACACTAATTACACTATTAGAACTTACACCGGCACCACCACCTTCTACATTAGTTTGCAAAACACCATTGATATAAATTTTAGTATTATTATAGAGTGTTGTAGCGTTATTTCCACCAACCCCATTAAAGGTAATAGCCATATGTAAAGGAACATTATCTTGGATAGCGTTATTTAACACATAATATCCACCACCATTAGCCGATGATACCCAATAAAAATAAAAAGCACCAGTTCTAGGAACATGTGATAATCCCCAATTTGAACCTCCAGCACCAGCCAATTCAAACCATCCGTAATTATTATTAGACGCCCCTGTTCCCCATTCAAACCAACTTTCAATAGTGAAAGTTTTATCATTCCAAGTTGAGAATCCTATAGGATAAGTAATTCTATCATCCACACCGTCAAAATTGTATGACCCACCATATTTTCCACCAAAATAAGCACCATTAATTAAAGACCAATTTCCAGTGTTTATTAAACCTGTGTTTTGTGGAGTGTAATTAGGAAATGATGAAAAAGTTGTTGATGTTGAACCTTCTTCAATTTGAAATTCAGTAAAAATAGACACACCAGCGACATTATAAAAATAAAATTGAGTTCTAGCGTCGTTATATAAAAAAGTATAATTATACTTTCTCCAAGTACCATCTATTGTAGTACTTGGTAAAACAGTTCCGTTCCAAGGATATGAAAAATTGTTTAATTCTCCCAACCCATTTTGGTTATTCCAAATAGGTCCTTTATCAAATCCAATATCCCCGCTAGTACCATCTGTTTTTCTACCCCAAAACGAAAATGTGTATGTTTTACCTACTTCCATTAAATTAGTTGTATACATTACATTACCACCATTTGTAATTTGTAATGCTTTAGTAGTTTTAGAACCAACATATGGTTTATTATTTGTAATATCAATTACAGTAGATGAACCACCATAAGAACCAAAATAAAAAGGATATCCAGATTCTGTGTTGTTAAAATCTCCATTAACAAATAAATTCTTTTGTGTTGCATTAAATCCCGCAGCCAATCCACTAACAACAGGACCACCGTAAGGTTGTTCATTTTTTAACATAGAATAAGTTCCTGAACCCAACAACCAATTTATTGCAGTACTAACACTTGTAAATGGTGTTGAACCTACTCTATCAGGTAAACCATTTATTATTGTTAATAAACTTGCATCAGTGAAATCACCTGTTGCCCACATTGCTGGTGGGTTAGTATTTCTTATAATCACATATTGATAAGATGAATCAACACTATTATAGAAAGTTGCGTTTGCCGCACCCGCACCCCAGTTTGCAGGACCAACACCCACAAGAATATTGGATTGTTTTGCCGTGTTTGGTGGTTGGATTGAACCCGTTTTATATGCTATTGGTTTCGGCATTATAGTCCAAATTGTGTTTTTATTGAGTTAAAGTTTTGTTGTACTTCAGTATTAGTTAATGGTCTATTATATATTCTAACAATATTAACTGTTGAATTACCAAATTCTTGTAAATTTTGAGATGGTACTTGAGCCCTAACACCACCTATAGTAACATCACCACCAGGGTTGGGTGAATAGTTAGCCGTTGTTCTACCTAAATATTGACCATTTTTATAATACTGGTTTCCACTTCCATCCCAAACAACCACCACATGAACTAAACCACTGTTATTTACACTAATAGTAGCATCTCCACTATTATTTCTAGCCATAATATTTGTAGGTTTAACACCAACACCAAAACCCCAATTTGAACCGTATTGACCTTGAGCAAGTATATTTCCCCCGTTTGTTGAGGTGGTCATCACTAATTCAACTGTCGGTCTTGAGGCGTTTACACTTCCATTACCTGGAATTATGATATAATCATCAACACCATCAAAAACTAATCCTCCACCATACGTTGAACTGAACGCGACACCATTATATAAAGTACCATTATTTCCATACCCACTTAAATCATATATTGCCGTCCCTGAACCGGGATAACAGTTTGGATTTGTAGCGTCTAAATAAAGCGTTAATCCTTGATTAATCATTATACTATTACTTGCTTGATATGTTGGTAAACCAGCGGTGTATAAATTTTCAATTTCAGTTACAGACAATTCTCTATTATATAAATTAAATAAACCAACTTTATAATTAGTCGCCGAATTTAAAGAGTCACTTCGAGTTCCCAAAGTAAGTCTATTATGTGAATTCCAAGAAGAAACTCCAGTAGCAACTAATGTAATCATTGCCCATGAACCTGTCGTATTTAAATCGTAAACATAACTCCATGTTGAATTACTACTTCCAACAAGAGAACCATTTTTATAAAGTTTAATACCCGAATTTCCCGTTCCACCCCAATATTGAAAAGTGTTATCACCACTTCGTCTTAAACCCCAACCTTGAGTTAATCCTGCTTCCTCGGCATTATATGAGAAATATGTTTCAAATGTTGATGTAAAACTATTAATATACATCCAAATATTTGCGGTTATTGTTGTATAATTTTTTAATGAAGCATCAGTTAAAACAGCATAATCGTCAATCCCATCAAAATTAAACACACCACCCTGATTTGTATTGAAATAAGTACCATTAGCTAAAGATAAACTAGATGTATTTAATAAACCTTCATTAGTTGGTTTCATTGAGAGACTATATAAATTATAAACAGAAGGGATTGCATAATTTGTTGCTGTTGAACCTTCTTCTAATTGTAATTCAGTAAATAATACTGGACTAGTTGGACTCCTAAAAGAAGGAGTTGAAGGAGAATAAACATAAAAATAAAATTGAGTTCTTACAGCATTTAAAGTAAAAGTAAAAGAAAATTTTGTCCAACTTGTAGGAAATATGCCTGAACTAGAGGGTAAATATCCAACCCAAGAATTAGTTTCTCCGCTACCAAATTGATTATTCCATGTTAAAAGCGCATCACTAGGAATATCCCCAATTGCTTTTACCCAAAAGGAAAACACATATTGTTTTCCAACTTCCATAGCAATACCTGAATAACATCCGAATCCTCCTCTGATTGCTGTTTTTGTAGTACTTCCTGGATAAGGAGGGTCATTAGTTATATTATAACTTGCGTATCCACCATAATCATACCATCCTATAAAATCAGGATAAGTTGTCGCATTAAATATATTTTTACCTGTTGATGGTCCATTTACAGATATTACTAACCCGTTAGTAATAGGTTCACCATAAAGTTGTTCACTTTTCAACATGGAATAAACTCCTGTTTCAAATAACCAATTTATCGCAGTATTTACGTTTGTAAAAACGGTCTGATTAATTCTTTCAGGTAAACCATTAATTATTCTTAATAAACTTGTATCAGTAAAATCACCAGTAGCCCACATTGCCGGTGGATTAGAATTTTTTATAATAACATATTGATAAGATGAATCAACACTATTATAAAAAGTCGCATTTGCAGCACCAGCTCCCCAATTTGAAGGACCAACACCCACAAGAATATTGGATTGTTTTGCAGTATTTGGAGGTTGGATTGTTCCCGTTTTATAGGCAATTGGTCTTGGCATTGTAATAATAAATACCACAAAATGTTTTCCTTTAATCATTTCTTTCGTATTTTTATTCCAAATGGAAAAAGTAATCTTAACAGGTTCAAAAGGTTTTATCGGGTCTAATTTGAAAGTAGAATTAGAAAAACAATTTGAGGTTATTGAAATTAATGAGGATGTATTTAATTCTCACACATGGAAGTCAGATGTCTCAAATTTATTTTGGTTAGACATTAAATCTGTATTTCACGTTGGCGCTTGTTCAAACACATTAGAACAAGACGTTAATTATATGATGTTGGTTAATTATGAGTTTAGTAAACACATATCAAACATTTGTAAATCAAAAAAAATTCCTTTGATTTATTCGTCATCAGCAGCAAATTATGGAACCAATAATGAATTCCCATCTAACTTATACGGGTGGAGCAAATATATTGCCGAAGATTACATTATTAATAATGGTGGAATTGCACTTAGATACTTTAATGTGTATGGACCAGGTGAAGAACATAAAGGAATTATGTCATCTGTCGCATATCAAATGCACAAAAAGAATTTATCAGGTGATGAAATTAAATTATTTCCTGGTAGTCCAAAAAGAGATTTTATATATGTTAAAGATATTATATCAGCAAACATATTTGCATTTGAAAACTATAAAAAGTTATTGGGTAAGTTTTATGATGTTGGTTCAGGCGTTGCAGAATCATTTGAAAAAATATTGAATATTATGAAAATTGATTTTGGATACACATCAAAAGATATAATTCCAAAAGGTTATCAATTTTATACTTGTTCCAATAAATTAAAATGGATGAAGGGTTGGGAACCAAAATACACACTTGAAAAAGGATTAACTGAATATATGAATTATTTAAAATGAGAGACGATTTTGTAAACTTTCTAAGACCATATGGTGTTTTAGATACTAAAGTTAGATTGGGTAGTAATAATGATGGTGGTTATATTGTAAATCAAACAATATTGGACAAGGCTGATGTGTTGTACACATATGGTGTTGAATATAATTGTGATTTTGAACTAGATTTTCACAATAGAACATCTAAACCTGTTCATTTATATGACCACACCGTTGATTTTACACACCCTAACGACAACTTAATTTTTCACAAAGAAGGATTAAGTCACATAAAAGAAAACGATAAAAAACATTTTTTTGACCATCTTAAAGAAAATGGTGATGAAGATAAAAATGTTTTTTTAAAAATTGATGTTGAGGGTGCCGAGTATGAATTCTTTGAAAATACCAATATTGAAGAACTATCAAAAAATGTGATTGGTATTGTGTTGGAAATACATTGGACTGGTGATGTTAATGAATATCGTCCAAGAGCAACCAAAATTTTAGAAAAAATTACAAACCATTTTACTTTAACACATTTACACGGAAACAATTCCGCACCAATGATTGGTTCATGGTGGATTGCGGTACCTGATACAATGGAGTTAACATTTATTAATGATAGATTGTTTGAAGCATTTCATTTTGATAGAGGTCAATGGCCAACAGAATTGGATATGCCAAATAATCCAGAACTTCAAGATTTTCCATTAGTTTGGATATGTTAATTTGATTTATTATTATTTAATTTATGAGAAAAATTTGGCATACAAGAAACGAATTTTTATGGAACGTACCAGCTCAAGAAGTTGGAGATGCGGTATACTTTGATTTGTCAGAATGTTATTCAATGGGCGATGCTCTTTGTTCAACCCCCACTATTAAAAAAGTTTCAGAAGCATATGGTTGTAAGTTAAATCTAATTACGAAACATCCTGAATTGTTTAAACACAATCCATATATTAAAAACACTTATCGTCCCGATTCAATTAACTTTGACTACCTAAGAGAAAACTTCCTAATCCATAGTTCTTTCTATAATGTTGGTAGACAAAATGATAAAGGAGTTCAGTCAAAACATGCTAGAATTGATATTCGTCAATTCCATGCCATGAATTTAGGTTTTAACTTATTACCCACTGAAATGGAATGTGAATATTATTCAGACCCATTTGAACCTATTGAAGGTTTACCTGAAAAATATGTATTGATACATCCAGCAACCACGTGGCAATCTCGTACTTGGGATTTTGATAAATGGCAATCAGTAACAACCAAATTAAATGAAATGGGAATTGCTGTTGTTTCAATTGGTAAAGACACAGATGAAGTTGGTTTTTGGCATATTGAAAAGAAAGGATTTGATATTGATATTAAATTAGGGTTGAACTTAATGAATCAAACAAATATCTCTCAGGCTTGGCATTTAATTCAAAATTCAATTTGTTTTATAACAATGGATTCAGGATTGTTACACTTGGCAGGTACAACAGACGCTCACATTATTCAACTTGGTTCTTCAATTAACCCATATTGGAGGATTCCATATAGAAAAAACTCACAACAATATAAGTTTCATTATGTTGGTGGTGGTTGTGATATATTTTGTGCTTCAGAATTAAAATATGGTATTGAGGAGTGGGGTTCAATTCAAGGTGTTGCACCTTTGATTAATTGTTTAGAGAAAAAAGAAACTTTTGAATGTCATCCGAGTGATGAACAAATTTTCAAAAAAGTAATAGAAATTTATGGAACAGGAAATTAAAATAAAAGTAGATTTTCATCTTGGCGCCAAAGTTGAGATTGTTGGTGTTCCCGATAAGGAATATCCTGAAGATGAAACTTATGAAGTTTTATTCTTAGATAATAAAACAAATAAACTTTTACATTCAGACACTTTAAAACCAAATTATTGGACAAAAACCGCAATCAATTATTATGTTGAATGGAAAGTGGTTGTTATGAAAAATGGTTTGGGAATTATTCATGAGGAAGTTTTAGATTTAAAAGATAAAGATGTATTAATCGCAATTACAAACACACCAATTGGTGATAATTTGGCTTGGGTTGAATATGTTAAAGAATTTGGTAAAATTCATAATTGTAATATTACATTCCAAACTTTTATTCCTTCAATATTTGAAAAATCTTATAGTGATTTTACAATTGTTCGTGGTGATACTTACGAATTTAATGATTCTAAATTTTACGCAACTTATAAAATATCATACGGCATTCCAAATGAAGAACATATCAATTTACGTAAGTTATTATTTAAGAAAAAATATCTTCATTTTGATGACTTAACATATTGGAAAAAAAATGAATCACCGTATCATCCATCATTAATCCCTCTTCAACATTTTGCACCATCAGTACTTGGTTTAGAATTAAAAGAGATGAGACCTCATTTAATTTGTGAAAATAATGAAAGACCAATTCAAAAAAAATATGTCTGTATTTCTGAATTTGCGTCAGGTGAAATTAAACAATGGAATAATAAAGTTGGTTGGCAAACTTTAGTAAATGAATTAACTTCATTAGGTTATGAGGTGGTTTCAATTTCAAAAGAAAAAACTGACTTAAAAAAAGTTACAAAAAGAAATGGTAATTTACCATTAACTGACCGTATGTGGTATCTACATCATTGTGAGTTTTTTATTGGTGTGAGTTCAGGTCTTGCTTGGTTAGCATGGGCATGTGGTAGAAAAGTAGTTATGATTTCTGGTGTGACAAAAGCAACCAATGAATTTACTGAAGATTGTATAAGAGTAATCAATGAAGATGTTTGTCATGGTTGTTGGAACTCTGAAAAACATGCCGATAAATTTACTGTGTTTGAAAAAACATTATGTCCCGAAAATAAAAACTGGGAGTGTTCAAGAAAAATATCACCAAAAATGGTAATTGATAAAATAAAAGAAAATAATTTAATATGACGGATTTTAATAATATAAATTGTACTATAAACTTTGTTGACGGTGTTTTTATTAACATATGGGATACTTGGAGTCACAGGTATCTTGTTGAGGTTTATGAAAATTACGGAAATGATTGGGCGTTGGTCAATCATAACATAATGTCCCCCGAAAATTGGTTTGTACATTTAGGTAAAAAATTTAGAAATCAGTGGAGAGTTAAAATTTGGGGTTGGAAAAATAACTATCCAGTATTAGTTACTCAACATACATTTAATGAATCAGATAAAGAAGTAGCCTTAACATTTGATACTGACTCATATAAAGAGTCATGTACGTGGGCAGAACAATCAATTGATTATCGAGATAAAGTAAGAACAAATCTTACAATATATTCAAAATTTTCAGACAGATTATCACAACAATATGTTGATTCTAAAATAACATTCTTACCTTTAACCGACATTAGTAGATTAAATACAAAATACTATTCAAGATTTAAAATTGGTAGGTTTAACATTAAACGAGAATCTTTAGGTGAATGGGGAAGTGGTTTTTTATTTTGTAGTAACCATACAAAACCAAACGTATCATCAGAACATAAAAATAACTGGTTACCATTTAACTCAAGAGAACTTTTTAACGATATAATGAATTTATGAGTACAATTATAGGAATACATCACGGAGGTCACGATTCATCAGTTGCATTAGTAATTGATGGTAAATTAGTTTGTGCTATTGAAGAAGAAAAATTAACAGGTATTAAAGCAATACATAGTTATTGGGCACACCCAATTAAAGGTTTAGAGTTCATTGAAAAGAACTTTGGTGTTACATTGGAAAATTGTGACCATGTTGCTTTTGCATTACCAAAACACTATAAGATTGAAGATGATAACATATGTTTAATTGATAAAACAACTAGTTATTCACACCATAAATGTCATGCTTTAGGAGCATATTTTACATCAGGATTTGAGGGTAAAGTATTGGCTGTGAGTCATGATGGTCAAGGTAATAGAAGTAGAGGAAAAGTTTACTTATGTGACAATGGTGACTATGAAGTTGTTAGTTCACAAAACGTTCCAACAACCACATCATTAGCTGGTTTGTGGGGAAGAGTAACCGTATTACTTGGTTGGCAGATGTTTAAAGATGAAGGTAAAGTCGTTGGTATGGCATCTCATGGTAAATACAATGAAATGTTGTACAACTATCTTAAACACATTATAAAATATAATGGTGACTTAACATTTGGACCATCAAATTCTGAAACATTGTTTGATTTTATTTTTGTTGATAAATTAAAAAATTCAGGTTATTTTGATTCTGAAGAAAATAGAAATGACTTAGCATTTTGTTTAGAAAAACACACCGAAGAATTAATGTGGCAATATCTTAGAGATTTGAAATCCAGATATCCTGATTATAATAAAGTAACATTTAATGGTGGTTTATTTGCTAACGTAAAATTAAATCAATCCATCAATAGTTTTAATTTCTTTGAGGAGATTTACATACACCCTTCAATGGGTGATGGTGGTTTGTCTACCGGTGCTGCGTTGTGTAAAGCAAATGAACTTGGTGAATTGTTATTACCACTTAAATTAGATAATGTATTTTTTGGTTCAGAATTTAATGGTGACGATTGGATGTCAGAAATAAATAACTATCCAGGTCAAATTTATTTTGAACCTTCTTCACATAGTAGAGTTGCCGAATTAATAGATGAAGGAAAAGTTGTTGGTTTATTTTATGGTAAAACAGAGTATGGTCCAAGAGCGTTAGGTAATAGAAGTATTGTTACTAGACCTACCGACACCAAAACACACGTATTGTTAAATAAAAAATTAAGACGTAATGAAATTATGCCATTTGCACCAAGTGTGTTAAAAGAACATATTAATACTATCTTTCACGCAGATAGGTCACTATACGCAGCAGAATTTATGACATTGTGTTATGACACCAGAAAAGAATGGGTTGATAAGATTCCAGCAGTTATTCATCCAAAGGATAAAACTGCAAGACCTCAAGCTGTTGATAAAAATAATAACCCAAATTTTCATAGTATCATATCAGAATACTATAAGTTATCCGATATTCCTGTTGTATTAAACACATCATTTAATGCTCACGGGGAACCAATCAATAACTACCCAAGTCAAGTTATAAAACATTTACTTGAAGGTTGTGTTGATTATATTGCTACAGAACATTTTATTTTTAGTAAGCTATAATGAATAACAAGGAAAAACTATTATTTTTTACACCTCACTTATCAACAGGTGGATTACCTCAAGTATTGGTAAATAAAATTTCTTTATTAAAAGATGAATATGATATTTTATGTGTTGAACACCATAATCATGCGTGGTTATTTAATGTACAAAGAAATAGAGTATTGGAACTTATTGGTGAAGACAAATTGATTACATTAGATGATAGTAGAAGAAAAGAACACTTCACTGAATTACTAACATCGTTTGACCCTGATTTAGTATGTTTAGAAGAATTTCCTGAATATTTTTTAGAGGATGAAATAACTGCGGTTGTTTATAACAAACAAAGAAAATATAAAGTATTTGAAACTACGCACGATTCATCATTTCCTGTTCAAAATAAAAGATGGTTTCCTGATAAATTTTTATTTGTTAGTCCTTTTAACGCTTTCAGATATTCAGTATATGATATACCATACGAAGTTATTGAATACCCTGTTGATTTCAAATCAAGAGACCAAGAAAAATATAAAGAATTACTCGGTCTTGAAAAAGATTGTATACACATTGTAAATGTTGGTTTATTTACCCAAAGAAAAAATCAGGGTTATTTGTTTGAAATTGCTCGTAAATTACAAGGTCATAAATTTAGATTTCACTTCTTAGGTAATCAAGCTGGTAATTTTAAAGATTATTGGGAACCTTTAATGAATAACAAACCTGATAACTGTATTGTTTGGGGTGAAAGACATGATGTCTATAACTTTTTACAAGCGGCTGATTTATTCTTCTTCGCATCAAAAGGTGACCGAAATAATAAAGAATTAAATCCAATTGCAATTAAAGAAGCGTTGGAATATAAAATGCCAATGATGATGTTTAATTTAGATGTTTACTGTGGTAAATATGACATTTATGATAACATCACATATCTTACTGGAGATATAAACCAGGATACAAACTTACTACTTAAAAAATTTAACATGGATAATTTACAAAACTTAATGCACATCAGCTACGAAAAAGATGAAAACAAAATCAATATTTTTTACAGTGGTTACGACCCAATTGATTATAAAGTATCGTTCAAATGTTTAACATCGGGAGCACCAATGTATTGGATGAATTTTAAAGCCGACTCACCTTTGGGTTGGTTTGTAATACCAATACCTCAACATATCATAAAGTTCCATCAATTGGCAACTTTTAGAGGTTTCTCACTTGATTTTTATGACCAAAATGACAATTTAAAATACAGTCACGAAATTGTTGTAAATGATATTTTTCCAAGATTACCTAAAGTAAATTTTGAACCATTTGATTGTTCATTCAGGAATTATATAGAATTCTTTAGTGATGACATTTACGGTAGTTTTAACCTAAATGATATGGATACGGTAATTGATGTTGGTGCTAATATTGGTTTATTTGCTAAGTACATGTACGCTAAAGACGCTAAAAAAGTTATTTTAGTTGAAGCGAATCCTTTATTGGATAAAAATATTAAAACAGTTTTAGGTTCTGATTATGAAAAATCACCGGTCTATTTAGCACCTTTAACAGGTAAGAAACAAAACATAAAGTTTCATTACTCAACAAAAAATTCAACAATTGGTACTCATACTTTTGATAACTCAAATCCATCGTACAGTGATTTAGATTCAACTATGGACTTAGAAACCATAACATTTGATGAGATTGTTAACGAAAATAATTTAACAAATATTTCATTATTTAAATGTGATATTGAGGGTGGTGAATATGAGTTAATTGAATCATTAACTGATGAACAAATGAATATGATTGAAAAGTTTATTATTGAGTTTCATGGTAATAATAATGGTGAATTGATACCAATGGTGGATAAGTTAACTAAATTTGGATTTGAATGTGAATTATTCACACTACATATGACTCGTAAAGATAGGGTTAGTGTTAATGAACCTCACGGTGTTTTAATCACTAAAAGAAAAAAATAATGAATATTTTTTCATTAAATAGTGTTAACAATAAGGTTACTTTTAGAACTCACGGTGTTTCTAAAGTAATAAATGATGATGAATTTCCATTAAATGTGTATTTTTCAAAATACATTAATGACGAAATTGTTTGGAAATCAACCGCAAATGACAATTGGTTTGTAGATTACAACGATTTTAATTTTAAGAATATTACTGTAACCACTAAATCAGGTAAAACTATTTTTGAGGAAAGGTTCATACCAAATAAACAAGATTTTTTACACCAAATATTCTTAACATATTGTTCATCAAACCCTAATAATGTTGGTTTGGCTATAGGAACACATGATGGTGAATATGGTGAATGGGTACAATCTGTTAAAGAAGGACACACAAACGCAATTCTTGTTGAAGCGTCTGATAAACAATTTAATGGTTTAATAAACAATTATAAATCAATTAACAACGTTAAACTAATTCAGTCTTTAATAACACCAAATGGGGATGAAGTTTCTTTCTATGAAAGTGAATCAGGTTATTTTAATTCAACAGATATTAATCATTTTGAAAAATTTAATATTACAGATATTGTTGAAACAAGAAAAACATCAATATCGTTAAAAGATTTAATTATAAATAATTTTGATACTAAACCTTTTTGGATGCACTTAGATGTTGAGGGGTTAGACGCTAAATTAATTTTATCGTTAAAAAATAATACCCATCTGTTATCTGATTTTATTATTTTTGAAAACTCAAATATTACTGATGAAGATAATGATGAGGTAAATAATTTTTTATTATCTTTAGGGTATGAACTATTTAATTACGATATTTCAACATTAGCAATTAAAAATTAAATATGGCAAACGGAGTTTATAAAATAACAGATGACTTTGAAAAAGAACTTGGTAGATATACTGGAGCACCTTATGTTGTTACATTAGATAACATGAGTAACGCATTATTTTTAGCATTGTATTATGAAAAAAATATAACCAAATCAATTCAAAGTGAAAAAATATCAATACCAAATAGAACATATCCTTCAGTTCCTTGTGAAATAATACACGCAGGATTAAAAGTTGATTTTATACCTGTTGATGGAAAAACAATTAAAGGTTCTTATCAATTAATTGGTTCAAATGTTTGGGATTCAGCATTGTCATTTACTGCTGACATGTATAAACCAAATAGTCACATGTGTATTTCATTTACAGGACCATATAAACACTTTAAACTAAGTAAAGGTGGTGCAATACTAACAGATAGTTTAGATGCGTATCACTGGTTTAAACGAGCAAGATATAGTGGTAGACGTGAATGTTCATATCATGATGATAACTTGGATATGTTAGGTTGGAACTTTTATATGATGCCTGAGTTAGCAACACGTGGTTTACTACTAATGAATCAATTCTATAATATTGATGGTACTAAAAAACAAAATAATGATTTAGAATTACCATATCCTGATTTATCAAAATTTGAAATTTATAAACAATGATTAAAGTTTTAGTTGGTAATGGTGGTCACGCTCGTGAAGTTATGTCACAAATGGGTGTTAAATTAAAAAGATTTGTTGATGACGAATATGTTAACTCAGATACATTACCATTATCTTCATTACAACCTGATAAACATGTTGTAATGGTTGCAGTTGCAAACTCTAAAGATAGATACGATATAATACAAAGATTACCAAAAAACACAAAATATTTTACATTCATACATCCCACAGCTATTATCATGGATGATGTAGAAATTGGTGATGGTAGTTTTATTGGTGCTTATTCAATATTAACAACTAATATTAAATTAGGTTCACACACATTATTAAATCGTAGTAACCATATTGGTCATGATTGTATCATTGGTGATTATTTTAGTGCAATGCCAGGTTCTATTGTTTCAGGAAATGTCACAATAGGTGATAAAGTTTATTTAGGAACTAATTCATCAATTAAAGAAAAATTATCAGTTGTTGATAATGTAACAATAGGTTTAAACACTGGTATTGTTAAAAACATTAATAAAGAAGGAATTTACGTTGGAGCAAATACAAGAATGTTATGAAAGTAAGTGTTATAGTACCCGCTTATAAATTTGCGAATTATTTAGAACAAGCGTTATTGTCCGCTTTATGGCAAAAAACAAGTTTTGAGTTTGAGGTATTAGTTAGAGATGATTTTTCTCAAGATGGTTCAGAGCAAATTATTGAGCGATTAACTAATTTTTATCCCAATTTAAAACATTTTCGTGCAACTGAAAATTTAGGTTTTCATAAAAACATACCATTTTTATTATCGCAAGCACAAGGTGAATATATCGCCTATTTAGATGGAGATGATTATTTTTTTAATGAGTATAAATTACAAAAACAAGTTGATTTTTTAGATGCAAACCCTGACTATTCAATGCATTGTACAGGTTATTGGTTATACACTAATGGTATTTATACCCCCAACAAAACTAATACATGGTTATGTAGTCCAATTAAAGACATAACAACAGAAGACTTATTTGTAGAGAATTACGTATCTTTTGGAAGAATGTTTAGAAATTACAAAGATTTAATTAAACCATACATGATGTCATTACCTTATTTAGATTATCCTGTCAATTATGAGTTATCATTAAGAGGTAAGATACGTGGTGATGAATGGGTTGGTGGTATATACAGAGAACATGGTCAAGGTGTTTTAACATCACTTTCACCTGAAGAAAAAAAACAAACACATAAATACGTAAGAGATTACCTATATAACAGACACAATCAAATGAAAAATAAAACAATTACAATCATAGATTCTTTTGTTCATAACAAAGAAGTTGAAGTTAAATTATCACAATTTTTGGATATTTTAAAAGGAAATAATCAAGATACTTTATTAGTATCTAACACAATTATTAAACCTGAAATTTTATCCAAAACAAACTATTACTTATACGACTCAAATAATAAATTGTTTGAAAATGATTATACAAATGTTAGTAATGTGACTTTATATCATTTGAGAGATGATATTGATATTTTTGATGTTATGCCAGGTTTACAAAGACATGGTCTACCTGTATTAGTTAATCTATTCAATTCTTTAATATTTGCAAAGTCATTAGGTTATACCCACTTTCAAAGATTAGAAGTTGATGATAAACTTTCAGAGTCATCTTGGGATTACATAAATACCGTACCATCATTGTGTCACGACAATGGTAAAAAAGGATTGTTTTATTTTAATGAAAATGACTCAAGAAAAGATGTTTCGTTTCACTATTTTTACTGTGAGATTGAGTATTTTTTACAAATCATTAAACGAATTACATGTGAACAAGATTATGTAAATTATTTAATGGATAGGTTTGGTAATTTAGATTTTAAAATTGCCGAAGAATATTTGTATCAGAATATTATTGATAATGATATTGACTCACACATTTTAAGAAAAACTGGTGACCAACAAACAATTGATTTTGAAGGTACCTTATGGAATACTGAGACTTCAATTAGTAACATATCCCCCAAGTATGAAGGTTGTTCAACAAGAATATATAAAGTATATAGAAATATTGATAGTGTAAAAACATTAACAAACTATTTGGCTGTTGTATCTTACAACTATACAGATACACCAAAAAATAGAGTTGTTATATCATATTTTAATGACGGAACTGAACAAACATTTAATCAATCTGTTAGTGGAAAACATAGTTGGTCATACTATATTCCAAAAGATGGTTTAGAAAAAATTGATGTGTATGAAGATGGTAGATTTCTATATTCTGAAACAAATAACAATGTATATGCTAACATGTATATTAAATGATATCATTAACCATTACAACGTGTAAAAGATTTTCATTGTTTGAAAGAACAATAAATTCTTTCTATAATAATTGTGTTGACCGTGATTTGATATCACACATCTTTCATTATGATGATTCATCTTCAGATTTTGAAAGGAAAGAAATGTTTCTTTTATTAAAGAAATTATTTCCAAAGGTGATGTTAACATCAATAACATTTCAACCTTCAGATTTTAATACCAGAAAAAGACATTTGGAGATTATGAAAGTTTGGAAAACAAACAATGAAAAATTTAATTTTGATTATGTGTTTCATTTAGAGGATGATTGGTTATTTCAACAAAATTTTAGATTATTAGATGGTATTAATTTATTAAGTAATAATGACGATATTGCATTAGTTGGCTATTCATGGGAAAAAAAGATATTCCCACCAGAATTATTTACACCAAGAATAATTGGTGATTTTTGGGAATGGTATTATTCTGAAAAACACGAATTAAATGAACCATTATTTTTAGATGAGGTTGAAATGAAATACTTACCTGAAGGTGATTGGGTTAAAGTAATCAATTGGCCATACTTTGGATTTAGACCAGCAATACATGATATTAAAAAATTAAAAACTATTGATAATTTTAATGGAAATATGGATTCATTTGAATTAGAATTCGCATTAAGGTTTGCAAAAAAATACAAATCATTTTTACATTTGGAAAGAATTTGTTATCATATAGGTATTCATAATTCATCATACAACTTAAACAATTCAGAAAGATAAAATGGAAAACTTTTTATGGGTTACAATTGGTGACCAACAATTTAGAACCGCTCAAACAAAACACATACCTAAAGCCTTTTCAATAATATTAAAAGACTTTGAACAAATTATTGAGATTGGTACTTTTACAGGTGCTTTTACATATTGGTTATCAGAAAATAAATCTGATTCATGTAAAATAATATCATACGATAATAATCCTGATTATTTACAAGTTAATAATATTAAAGATACCACCTTAAGAGTTGCCGATTGTTTTGATGTTGACGTGATTGGTGAAATAAAATCATTAATTAGTCAACCAAAAAAAACATTATTATTATGTGATGGTGGTGATAAAGAAACTGAATTTAAATTATTCTCAAGGTATCTTAAAACGGGTGATGTTGTTATGTTACATGACTATGAAGAAACACCCGAAGAGTACGAAAAAATAAAAACCGAATTAGATTGGCCAACAATTTCCGAATCTCATTATAAAAATTTAGAAAGATATCTTCCCGAATTAAAATTAAGACCATATCTTTATAATGAATTTAAACAAGTCCTTTGGGGGAGTTTTATTAAATGTTAAAACAAGAAAAAATATTAATCAATATTAATAATATTGATGTTGAAACTGCTATAAATAATGCAATTTTAAAAATTAATTTTACAACATTAGGGTTAAATGACCAACAACAAACAATATCTGTAAAGATATCAGACCCGTATTTTGATATACCATACTCACCCGAAATTATTAATGTAAATTGTATTGATGGTCCAAATTATTTTGTTAATTTTACGATTGGTAGTCATTTTGGGAAACATAATAGATTGGGTTTTAAAGGTGGGGTACATTTAAGATGTTATATAGAAGATTATTTAGTTTTTGAAAAAAAGTTTTTCTTTTATAAGAACTATCTACCATTAAGAAACATATCACAACAATATCCAATGAATTATAAACGATTATGGATTATTGGTGATTCAAATGTGTGGGGAACTTTTGGTAATGATGAGTACACCCCTGAACCAATACATGATTATTTACCCATAAGGTATAGTCACCCCTCACTAAGTTTACATAGATTTTTAAATAAAGATAATAAATCATTTATTGATTTATTACCCATAGAAGATGGCGATATTATAGCCTTTTATTTAGGTGAAATAGATACTAGATATGGTCTACCTAAATCATCTCAAGAAAAAAATACTTCAATTTCTCATTTAACAAATAAGTTATTATTTAAATATAAAGAATTTCTACAGACTTTTATTTCCAAACATCCAAATAATAAAGTGATTGTTATGTCCCCAAACCCACCAATTAAAAATGGTTTAATTGATGAAGAAAAAGAACGTCAATTAATTAAAGGAACAAATAATGAAAGAAAATATTGTGTTGATTCATTTGATGAGTTTTTTTCTAATGAAAATTTTCTATATTTTAATTGGAAAAAAGATTATACTGATAATTTTGGGTTTGTTGACCCAAATTTTTTATTTGATAATGATTTTCACATAAAAGAATATAACCAAATATTAAAATCATTTAGCGAATTTATTAAAACAATATGAAAATAACACAAGTAACACCAGGTCTTATATCAATACCTCCAAATGGTTGGGGAGCAATTGAAAAAGTAATATGGAACTATAAACTTCAATTTGAAGAAATGGGTCACGTATGTGATATTAAATACTTAAATGATGTTGATGTAAATAATACAGATATCATTCATTTACACGTTGCCAATTTAGGTATTGAAGCTCAAAAAAGAGGTATACCATACATCTTTTCATTACATGACCATCATGTTGTTAGACATGGTAAAGATTCTCATACATATAAACAAAATTTAGAAGCCATTAAAGGTTCAATAGTATCCTTTACACATGCAGAATTTTTAGTTGATTACTTTGAGGAAACTGATAAGTTATTTTATTTAACACATGGTGTTGATACCAAGTTTTTTGATTTACCTTATAAGGAAGATTTTAAACACAAATTATTATGTATAGCAAATAATGGTTATGCTGATGACCAAACCATAGATAGAAAAGGATTTAGATACGCTATTGAAGCCGCTAAAGAATTAAACATGGATATTACAATTGTTGGTCCTCCTAACAATATGAATTTTTTCAACGCAAATCCTGATTTATTGGAGTACGGTAAATTAAACATAATTTCTCACAATCCAAGTGAAGAAGAATTATTAAAAATAATTGAAGAGCATTCAATATTCCTTCACCCATCAGAATTGGAAGCTGGTCACCCAAATTTAACATTATTGGAATCAATTTCATGTAGAGTACCTGTTGTTGGGACATATGATGGTAACCACAAAATTGAAGGTTTGTATAAAGTAGAAAGGTCAACTGAATCAGTTAAAAAAGGTATATTGGAAGTTATTGAGAACTATGCTCATTATATGATTAATACCGAAATTGATAGAAAATATTATGATTGGTCAACAGTTTGTACAAGATTGTTAAACATGTATGGTGATGTTCTTAAAATACAAAAAGAATATACTTCTGATATTACCAAAAATTTATTTATTAAAGCGTTTAACGAAACAAAAGATTTAAAACCAATGTTAAATGAAAAATTGGCAATAAATGTACATTTTGTTGATGGTCCAACTGTTGATGTTCAAAGTAATCTTGACGATGAATATACCGTAGATTTTTTTGAAGATGATAACACACTAACATATACTTCAAAAATAAGAAGTAATATGTGGACAAAATCAAATAAGAAATTTCATAAAGATTGGAGAATCAGAGTTTCTAATTCATCAGGAACAATACTTAACCGTAAGTTTCCTTTTGAAGGTATGAGAGTTTATATTGCAATTGATTCAAGTTCGTTAGGTGATTCAATTGCTTGGGTACCATATGTTGATGAGTTTAGAAAAAAACATAAATGTCATGTGATTTGTTCAACTTTCAAGAATTTTTTATTTGAAAAATCATACCCTGAAATTGAGTTTGTTACGCCAGGTATTGAAGTTAAAAACATATACGCAATGTATAAGTTGGGTTGGTTTTATAATCGTGATTTAGAACCTACATTACCTAATACAATACCATTACAACAAACCGCTAGTAATATTCTTGGGTTAGAATTTAAAGAAATTAAAACAAATATTGATTTTATACCAAAAGAAAAACCTTACCCTGAAAAGTATATTTGTATTGCAACCAACTCAACCGCTGGTTGTAAATATTGGAACAATCCAACAGGATGGGTTGATTTAATTAGACATTTTAAATCATTAGGATATAAAGTAATTAATATCTCACAAAATGGTGATAAATACGAAGGTGCCGATTCATTAGAAGATGACTCAATTGATAATACAATGAATGTAATTTATCACAGTCAATTTGTTGTCGGTCTTTCAAGTGGATTATCTTGGTTAAGTTGGGCTTTAGGTAAACACGTTGTGATGATTTCTAATTTTACAGAACCTGACCATGAATTTACTTCAAATTGTACAAGGATTATAAATATGTCAGTATGTAATGGTTGTTGGAATAATCCCATGTTCTTATTTAATAAAGGAGATTGGAATTGGTGTCCTGAACATAAAGATACTGAAAGACAATTTGAATGTCATAAATCTATAACCGCAGATATGGTTATATCACAAATACAAAATTTATTATGAATATAGAAGTATCACATGGAGAAATTGTTGACAAATTAACAATTCTTCAAATTAAAAAGGAAAATATTACCGACCCAAATAAATTAGATAACATCATAAAAGAGTATGAGTATCTTTTATCTGTGGTTGAAAATGATTTGGGTATTTCAACTTTATCACCTGAGTATTTAGAATTATTGTCAGTTAATAAAGACCTTTGGGTTATTGAAGATGATATTAGGGACAAAGAAAGACAAAAAGAATTTGATGAAGAATTTGTTAGTCTTGCTCGTTCAGTTTACTATACTAATGATGTTCGTGCTAAAATTAAAAAAGAAATTAATTTGAAGTTTTCTTCAGGATTTATTGAAGAAAAATCTTACAGTGATTATCTGTAAGGTGTTCCACCTACCCAAAATACCAAACTTTTTCTAATACCTTTTGTTACGGGTGTAACCCTATGCATAATACAACTTGGGAATATTGTCATACTATATTGTTTTCTTTCCACTGTTTTAATCTCACCACCAGGCCATAGTTCCAAATCACCACCTTCATATTCGTCAGGATTTGTTAACAGTACCGACATAGACACTTTTCTTTGAGCACTAGGACCATGTCCTGTATCTATGTGCCAACCATATTCACCATCGTCTTCATATTCAGTGTATTGAATAGGTTCTCTCGCCATAATTAATTCAAAATTCCAAAGTTGACCATTAACTGATTGGATGATTTTCATTAATTTGGTAAATAACCACATAGTTTCATTTGTTGGGTATATCCATTTAACATTACTTTTTCTAACATCTTTGTTAACCTCACCAACAAAATTTTCATTTACAATTCTTCCTTCTTCATACTCTAAAGAATTAATTATATTAATTAATTCATCAATTTCAGGTTGTGAAAATTGGTCATCAACATTTGCGTGCTTACCTATATCAATTGTTGGTGGGTATGGAAATATCGGTATTTTACTTGACATAAATAAAGTATATTAAATAAAATCTATTAAGTAAACTTGCAAATTAAAATTATGAAACTCTAATGTAAACAGTCCCACCATTTGCAACATTAATAATTGCTCCGGTAGTTAATAGACCCGGAAATGTAGTTGGTGAACCAGGAAAAGCGGTGAAACCAGCACCAGTGTCATAATCAACATTTACCGCTGGTGTAAATGGTGGTGCACCAGCATTTAAATTAACCTGTAAATCTATTTGATACCAATGGGGTTGGTTACCAGCGGTCCCCCCTCGAATCATTGCATTAATTTGTGTTTGTGTATCAGCGTTTGGTCCACTATTTGAACCGCTAGCCAAAACAGTTGCATCATTAATTGTCACATCAATAGTTGATACCCAACTAGGTGTTCCTGATTGGAATTGAATGTCATAATAACTCTCAGAATCTATATCATAAAACATTGATATAGATGCGTTTTGTGTTACTGCACCTCCAGCAGGACTTGATGGTAAAGGATAAAATGCTGGATAAAATGTATAGTCATTAATAAAACCATCATCATATATGTATGTTGCAAAATCATACAATCCAATATCAATATTAGGCGTAAAGTTAACCTCAGCCCTAATATTATCATAACTAATAGGATTACCGGGTGATGCTGGTCCTGGTGGTGTTGCCATATTCTATTAACAATCAACTGTTGATGATGGTCCGTAAATACTTTGCAAATGAGTTCTTAATTCAGAATACCCCGCTGAAAAGATATCAGTAGTTTCAAATGAAGTAAAACTACTAACCTTTTTATATACATAATTACCAATTTGTTTATTTGTCACAATATTGTCTTTATTGTTTTTATCTACTTCTGAGTTATAAATTTCTAACCCAAATCTAACAGCATTGTTGGATTTATCAATTAAATAAGTACCTATTCTTACATAGGCTTCAGTGGTGATTCCACCACTGGTTCCTATTTGTGTTGTTACTTTTATAGCCATTTTATTTCTTTTCTAATTCTTTAATTTTATTGTTCAATTCTTGAATTGATTGGATTAGGAATGGTACCAATCTTTCGTATGACACTGTTTTATATAACTCCTCATCACCTGTTTGAAGTAATGTTGTATTTGTAACGATTTCAGGTATTATTTTTTCAACTTCTTGAGCAATTAATCCAAAGTCATTTCCTCTTCTCATAACATCTTTCCAAGTATATGACACAGGTCTTAATTTTTCAATAATACCTAAACTGTTTTCAAGAGTTTTAACATTATCTTTTAATCTTTCATCTGATGGTGTTGTTGAATATCCAATAATGTTCGCAGTTGCGTGGAAATCACCATATCCACCATTGTTTGTCATTCTGAACATTTCAGTTCCGTTCAATGAGTATCCAAGATATGAAGTTCCACTGTTGAATATACCTGTGTTTGTATTTGCCGTCCATGAGAATGATGGTGCTCCTGCCGAACCTGAAACTCCTGACCTGTAACCCGCGCAGTTGTGGACAAACGAATCCGAACCTTTAATGAATAGACAACAAGATGATTGTATTTGTGAACCATTCACTGCGTATACGATATACAAATCAGATACGTTATTACATGTGAATGAACCACCGCTAATACCTGAAGTACCACTTGGACCACTTAATCCTGAAGAACCTGTTGTACCTGAAGTACCGCTAGTTCCTGAAGTTCCTGAACTTCCTGAAGTTCTTGATGCCCCTGATGTACCCGCATTTCCTGATGAACCCGCTGAACCTGATGTTCCACTTGTACCTGAAGTTGCTGACGCTCCTGAAGCTCCCGCAGCTCCTGATGAACCTGCAGTTCCTGAAGTTCCTGATGAACCTGAAGTTGCCGATGAACCTGCAGTTCTTGATGCTCCTGATGAACCTGCAGTTCCTGATGTACCGCTTGAACCTGAAGTTGCTGATGCTCCTGACGCTCCTGATGAACCTGCAGTTCCTGAAGTTCCTGATGAACCTGAAGTTGCAGATGCTCCTGATGTTCCAGCGTTTCCTGATGCTCCTGACGTACCACTTGTACCTGAAGTACCTGATGTTGCTGATGCTCCTGACGCTCCTGATGAACCAGCAGTTCCTGATGTACCTGAGGTACCTGATGTTGCCGATTGTCCTGACGCTCCCGCAGCTCCTGATATACCTGAAGTACCACTTGAACCTGATGTTCCTGATGTACCGCTAGTTCCTGAAGTTGCAGATGCTCCTGATGTTCCAGCGTTTCCTGATGCTCCTGACGTACCTGAAGTTCCACTTGTTCCTGAAGTTTGAGATGCTCCTGACGCTCCTGCGGAACCTGATGTACCTGAAGTTCCACTTGTTCCTGATGTTGCCGATGCTCCTGACGCTCCTGCGGAACCTGATGTACCTGAAGTTCCACTTGTTCCTGATGTTGCCGATGCTCCTGACGCTCCTGATGAACCACTTGTACCTGATGTACCACTAGTTCCTGATGTTCTTGAAGCTCCTGATGTTCCATCAACACCTGATGTACCACTTGTACCAGATGAGCCGTTTGTTCCTGATGTTCCTGATGTTCTTGAAGCTCCTGATGTTCCCGCGACTCCTGATGTTCCTGAAGAACCATTTGTTCCTGATGTCGCTGAAGAACCCGCTGAACCTGAAGTACCACTTGTACCTGATGTTCCTGATGTTGCCGATGCTCCTGACGCTCCTGCGGAACCTGATGTACCTGAAGTTCCACTTGTTCCTGATGTTGCCGATGCTCCTGACGCTCCTGATGAACCTGAAGTTCCCGATGTTCCACTTGAACCTGATGTTGCTGACGCTCCTGATGTACCAGCATTTCCTGATGCTCCTGAAGAACCACTTGTTCCTGTTGAACCTGAAGTTGCCGATGAACCTGCTGAACCTGATGTTCCCGATGCTCCTGATACTCCTGATGTTCCACTTGTACCTGAAGTTGCTGATGAACCTGCTGAACCTGAAGAACCACTTGTACCTGATGTACCGCTAGTTCCTGATGTTCTTGAAGCTCCTGATGTTCCATCAACACCTGATGTACCACTTGTACCAGACGAACCGTTTGTTCCTGATGTTCCTGATGTTCTTGAAGCTCCTGATGTTCCCGCAACTCCCGATGTTCCTGAAGAACCGTTTGTTCCTGAAGTTGCTGAAGAACCTGCCGAACCTGACGAACCACTTATTCCTGAAGTACCAGATGTTCCTGAAGTTGCTGAAGAACCTGCTGAACCTGATGTTCCTGACGCTCCTGATGTTCCTGAAGAACCTGAAGTCGCTGATGAACCTGCTGAACCTGATGTTCCTGACGCACCTGATGTTCCTGAAGAACCTGAAGTCGCTGATGAACCTGCTGAACCTGAAGAACCACTTGTTCCGCTAGTTCCTGATGTACCTGAAGTTGCTGAAGAACCCGCCGAACCTGCTGAACCTGATGTTCCTGAAGTTCCACTTGAACCTGATGTACCTGATGTACCGCTAGTTCCTGATGTTCTTGAAGCTCCTGATGTTCCATCAGTACCAGAAGTACCACTAGTTCCTGATGAACCATTTGTTCCTGATGTTCCTGATGTTCTTGAAGCTCCTGATGTTCCCGCAACTCCTGATGTTCCTGAAGAACCATTTGTTCCTGAAGTTGCCGATGAACCTGCCGAACCTGATGAACCACTTATTCCTGAAGTACCAGATGTTCCTGAAGTTGCAGATGAACCTGCTGAACCTGAAGAACCACTTGTTCCGCTAGTTCCTGATGTACCTGAAGTTGCTGAAGAACCTGCTGAACCTGAAGTTCCGCTAGTTCCGCTTGAACCTGATGTACCCGATGTACCGCTAGTTCCTGATGTTCTTGAAGCTCCTGATGTTCCATCAGTACCA